GCGTTCCGCCCGATGTTTCCACGGACGCGCCAGTTGTGTCGGTACGTCGAAATTAACAACCGAAGTGCTTGCGCGTGTGTCTATGGCCTGGTTAGCTCCACTTGGATTTATCGCGGACGAACTTTTGGGATGCTAATGCCACCACACCAGAAATTCGAAACTGGCGCGTGTGTGTTTGCTCCTGGGAGCTAGCTTCCTGGCATTGCCTTCGAGCCAGGCTCGAAGCTAGCAACCGAGGGAGCTAATGCCCCGCAAATCCGGAAAAAAATTGCTGGCGTGTTGACTTGCCACCACCCAACCTCGAAAATACATGAAGGGTGGTAACGGAAATTGGCGCCGGTGGAATTCCCGCGAATTTGACATCCGGATAGCGGTCATGCTCAAATTGGGCCATTGCATCCCCCTGGTTAGCTATATACGGGGCGTGTAGGCGATTCAAGGTATTACAAGGGGGCAAATTTTGAAACGTGGCTTAAACCGACTGTCAGAGCGGATTCTGTATAAGTCTTGACGTGTCAAGAGTAAGCCGGGGGAGCCAGGCGCCGATGTTAAACGAAAAAAGGCCCCAGTGCGTTAACACTGGGGCGGGGTAGTTTCGACTATCGCGGGGTTCACCCGTGATAGGGGGTTGTTAGCTTGCTTCTGCTTCTGCTGCTTCTGCTTCGATCGTCTTGATTGAAGTTAGATAGGCGGTGATACCTTCGATCCCTTCCTTGGTGAACATAACGGGTTTGAAGTTACCAACGGATGGCGCAGTCTCAACCCACGAACAAGCAGGAAACCCACTATCCCGGATCTCCTTGCGGATACGACTGTGAGCCTTCTCAAGTGTCTCATCATCCTTTTGCGGGATGATACCGGTAGCGATGGCGAAGTCCGCAAGGGACTGAGCGTTAACCCGGTTGTTACGTGCTTCGATAGGAGCAAGCAATCTTTCCGAACTGTTACGACGGTAAGATCACCATTCTTTAGAATAGTGAAGTCCCCGTCAGTGCTAACAGTGTCGAACAGATCACCCGTTGTTCGTACCTCACAAGTGAACAACGTTCCAAGGAGAATCTTAAGGGTAGCGTCAAGGCGTGACACCTTAGCTCCACGGAGATCGTCAATAGTGAATTCGGGGAGATACTTGATATATCGATGGGTCTTGTTTCCAACCTTGCAAGCTTCCACTTCACACCCAGCCCACAAGTCCTTGCTACGCGCAAACAAGACGCGAGTAAGAGCACCATTGCGCTTGATAGTGTCAACCTTTCCTGTCTTGGCGTTCTTCTTGCTATGGGTCGACTGAATGAACAACTTGTCAAGGGTGGCGATGGTACAAGCGGGAAAGTAAACCCGTAGCTTTTGAAACACCGTCTCTCCTGTCCATTCTCCTTGCTTGTCAAGCACGTCCACGTCCATCCCCATAAGGAAGCTATATTGTCCCTCAATCTGTTCTGATTGCGGAACGCTATCACCCAGAATGCGAGCGATAAGATAGGCGTCAACGTGTGAGGGTTGGGGGATCATGAGACGGATCTCCCGCGCAAGGTGTTGAGCGCAAGGGTTAAGGTTGCTTTCAAGTCGAACGGTGTTAGCGTCTTCAAGGGTCAGGGTAGGGGTATCGGTGACGGTGTTAGCGTCACCAGAGGTAATTACCTTTTCGGTGTTAGGTATTACGTTAGCTTGTTTGACTTTCATTGTGTCTTCTCTGGTTTGTGGGCCAAGTGGCGAAAGTAGTTTTGATTCTAACTTCGTGGTTCCCTTGGTTCCCGTATGGGCGGGTCCAGTCTGGAATTAGACTTTTCCCACACCTAAATTACCATAATCGGAATGGGGTTTGCTCATTTATTTTACACAATCGGTATCATAACCTACGGTACGGTAGGTTAGAGGGCGCAAATTACCCCATGAAAACACTGTACATCTGTTCAAAACAGGCTCGCAGTACATCGAATAGCCCCCATTGCAGTGTCAATACTTTGGGCGTTAGAATTGGGGTTTGCGGGGTAGCTTAGACGCCAATTTTGAACACTTGTACAGTGTCCGAAAATGGGGCTATTCGATGCACTGCGAACCAGGTCGGCTCGAAGGGGTGCTAACAGACCACAAAATAAACCGGACATGGCATGACCGGTTCAAACCGCGTGAATTTGTGAGCCTTGGCACTAACATCATTGAACGTCAAGAAAAGCGGACTCAAAATGTTAGCTTTTGGGGGCCAGCCAGCCTTCCCCCCGGATATTTTTTCTAAAATTACAGATCGAGTTACACTTACTGGATAACGTGTTAATATGGGTTGGGGGATTATCTTATGAGCAAGGTACATTACACATTTGGTGAAAGCCGCGAGATATATCGAGATGGTAATGGTTATCGTATGGAGCATTACCGGACTGCTTGTGGAGTTTGGATGCCGAATGAGGCTCATTACATGGTGTTTGCGAAGGATGATTGTGATTGCAAGCGATGTTTGGGAGTATTGGAGAGGTTGGAGCGTTCGGGAGTTAGCGAGCAGCGTTATGTTCGACGTAGGATGCGGAATGGTCGGGTGGGTGTATTTCTTCGTGATGGTAGCAGCGCCCCGTTGCCGGGTTCGGTTGTGGGTGGGGTTGGTGGTAGTGCCGGTAGTGGTGGAGCTGTAGGAGAGGTGATGACGAAGACACGAGGTGGTACGTTATGGAGGGAGCAAGATGATAAATAGTGTAGTGGCGTTATCTTCGCGTGTATTGCGTAACGTTATAGAGTTGGGTAGTGGTTTGTCGTATTGCGATGGTGGTTCGTGCCCTCCTATGTTGTATGTGGTGTCGGATAGTGGTGATTTGGTTGCGTATCATTTTGCGATGGAGAAGACGAAGTGGCCTTCGATAGTTCGCGGCATATCGTCTAAGATGGTTCGTGATGGTGTTCATCCGGTGGGTTGTTTTTTCATTTGCGAGACTTACATATTGGATTGCAGTGAGAGTGATGATTGGTATGGTAAGGCCGCGATGGCGTGGGCTATGGAGCATGGGCCGTTAAAGGGAAGTGCCTTTGATCATTTGTTGAAGGAGTATTTGTGTTCGTATACGGTTAGCGAGGCTGGGGACGCCTATCTTCAAAAGTCAGAGATAGATGTAGACAACGAGAATGATCGTCGTTTGTTTGGCGAGATAACGTGCATAAAGTTGGAGCATACGGATGGAAACATTCCGAAGACCTTGATGCAGTTGTTCGTTGGTGGCGAAGCGATAGATGAATAGGGGCATCTTGTTCAAGGTTGCGATATGGCGTGGCATATCTATCACAACGATGCTGTTAACTATCTGGATCTATACCGGAGACTTTTTCTCGGCTACTGGAATAACAGTGTTGGTTCAGATTGTGCAGACCATAGCTCATTTTATATTTGAGGTGTGGTGGGAGAACCATAAGCCGGGAAAGTAAGGGGAAAGCCGCTTTTGTGAGAGGTCTAGGTCGGAATGACCTATGTGTTGGAATGAATTCAGCGGCAAGTGAGTTTTAACCTACCCGAAACTTCCTGTCATGGTAGACATATCAAAAGCTACCCGATCATAGCAATCTGCAAGTCTATAGTGGTCGGCAGCAGAGCCCTCGTTCCACACAATTCGGCCCTTTTCTGGATTTACCACTCTAACAGGGGCTTTCATTTGATCAAGAAATCCCAAGACGCTAAAAACGTCGCTTGGAAATTGGTGCTTTTTGTCTCTTATCTCATCGAAAGTGGCGTCCATTATCTGTGTTCGGTCTACCGTTATGACCCTTTCTCGCCAATTCAGCTTCATTCCATAAGCCTGTTCGCCTACTCGTTGTGTGGGATAGAACCGGCACAACCAGATGTTTAGCCCTTTTAGTCTGCCCCAATCTCTGAGTTCTTGTGATTTTCTTATCTCTGGCATTGCGTCTATAACTACAGAGTCTACGTTGTAGCGTGTAATTATGTCTTTTAGCTCTCCAAACTTCCGCACAGTACAAACCAGAACAGTTTTGCGTCGAACTTCTCCCTCCTCATTCTTCACTGCGATAGAAACGACAACGTTAAGCAGTGTTCCAACATCTATACCTATGCTAACAATTTCTTTTTTATATTCTGGCCCACCACCGTAGTCTAATGTGTAAGTTTCACAGCAATTGCCAAGCATCTCCGATGAGATCCTTGCTCCGCTATGTTCAAAGCCAGTGCCAAGCACAGATGTATAAAACGTCGATAGTTTGTTTATGTCTGACTGAGCAGCTATCCACTCTTGGTATAGATTTGTTAGGTTTTGCGACAATATATCCAATCTTGAAAGGGTATAGCCGCGCCTATCTCTTGTCGGATACACTTGTACCCACTGACCTTCCGTTTGTCTTGGGAAAAGTCCGTGGCATTTAGAGCAGACGGGTTCTATTTTGCCCTTATAACTTTCTACTTTTGTCCATCGTAAGGCATCAATGGCTTCTTTGTCTCTTGGTATCCATAGACCGTCATCGTTTTTCTGTACGATATTTACGTCCCATTGAAGTGTCTGCCAATGATTGCACTTTGGACACTTTGTAAACCAATGAGATTGGTCACTTTTATCGAATAGTTCACAGATTCCTCTGTTTGGCAGCGTTGGGTTTCCGAGTCTATACATTCGTGGGTCTTTAGAGGCCCTGATTCGGTCCTTTGCCTTTGATAGATTCGCTTGTTCGCACTGGTCTATCTCGTCTACTATCATAGTATCTGCTGAGAATTCGACAAAATCACCTGTAGTATTTGAGCCCAGGAACAAAAGGGAGCCACTGCCAAATCTTTTCATTCGGTTGTTCCCAAGGTCTGTTTCCTTTGGAAGCATTGAACGATACTTTGAAGAACCGCTTAGTATTTTGTTTATCCGTTGCTTTACAAATCTGTCTCTAACAGAGAATGTTGGGAGAATATAGGCAACAATTTTACCTTCCCACCCAGCATGGTTGAGGGCGAGGATTATAAAGAGTTCGGAAAGCCCTGTTTGTACTGCTTTCCTTATGTCTGCCCCCTGTAGATTTGGTATCTCGGCATACAGTGGAGCCAGGTATGGCATATCCCTAAACGACATAGGCAAACCACGGGTATTCCTGTGGTGTAGCATGGCTTGGCCTATAACCGGATATTTGTCGATTACGTTTGCTAAACTACTGTGGTAGTTGTCAATCATTCTTCTTTTTTCTCTATTTCTTTTTCGGTTTCAAAAACTTCTATGTCTTCTTGCTCTTCGAGCCCTATCTTTTCATCAGCCGAAGATTCGTCATCTTTTAGTTGCTCATCGCTTACAGTATCATCATACACATCTTCCGTATCGGCAGTAATAGTTGCTATATTCCCGGTATATTCATGTGTTAGTTTGTCTGCGCCTAATACCGGCTTGAGTCCTAGTGTTTCTCTAACTTCATTTCGCGTCATAACACCGCTTTTAACGTATAGTTGATGCGTTGTAGCCAAGTTCCTTTGGTCTTCTGGAGTAAGTCTTTTTTCTCTGTCGAATTTAAACTCTATTAAGTTCGTTATCTCTGTATTTTGTACAAGAGATGTAAGAATTTGCCCATTTATTTTCCCTTGTAGCAGCTCTAAGATTGGAGTAACCAAGTGCGACGAGGCAACGTCCATCTGAACAACAGCGGTAGCTCGTGGTATAGATTCAGTCATACCCATTTCTACGGGCATAACTCCAAAAGCCCTGTAGATAGCTCGCCTAATCTGGTCGATAATCTCAATCATAGAGACATCTTTAGGGGTTCGTTTGAGTTCAATCCATTTCGCGCCTATCCCTGTGGGATCTGGTGTGGTCATAACTCTTATCTTATGGTCCTGACCCTTCAATCTTTGCATATCAGCACGTGCTTCTTCGGCAGCGCGACCCGCAATACCAGCTAGCACAAGTATCCCTGGCGGTATCTCGTCTGCATCCAGACTTATCATTGCGTGTTCATTCGCTCTCAACATAGCTATTACTTCGTTGATTATTGATTCTATAATGGGGTTTCCGCGTGGTTCCGCTGTATTCTTGAACAAACTAAGAAACATTATTTGGTTAGGCTTGAATGTAGGAAAATCTTGTGGAGAAGTTGACTCTCTTATTGTTCCGTACATGCCATCTTGGTATATATTTTGGGAGTATTCTTTGATTCTGCCAAACTCATCTACTTGTGGAAAGATGGTTGATCCTCTTAATGGAACCAATTCTTGAAGAACGCCATTCTTCCCGTATGCTAATTCAAGCACCCCGGCATCCATAACCAATGTATCGGTTAAAAGTGCGGTCATCACTTCTTGCCACGTGTCCCCATTTTTGTTCGGCTGTTGTAAAAAGCGTGTCACCTGATCGCAAACCTTCAATAATCCCTCATACCGTTCATCTTGTGGGGAAATGTTAGGTAAAACCATCCAATCGAACGTGGCAACCCTACGAACTATGGAGTCAACGCTTGCGCGAACGTCGCTACACTTCAAGTAAACGGTCCATAGCTCTTCATCGGACAGTACCCGTTCATTTGAACGGGTATACGAGCCACCCATAGATGGGATGGACGTTTGAGAGAATACTTCATTATTGAAGTGAAGGCCCTTTCGTTTTCTTGCTATATAGTTGCTAGAAGACCAAGAGCCCGGCTGTACGGTGTCAATTTTCTTAGTTATACTTAGGGATTCTGTGACAAATTTCATTATCGCGCCTTTAACAAGATGTTGCGTTAGCTTTTACACTTAAAATAATAATATGCTATAGACATTTCTAATGTTAGTGTTTTGCTACATATTGTTTGGGTTAATGTACGGTTTTGACGATTCAGGGTGTTTGGTATAAACATATGTATGGGTTTTGCTGTAAGGTATCTGTATGAAAAATAACAAAAATGAAGAGGCGTTTGACGGTTTTGTTTGTCAATCTTCTAAGACAGATGTGAACGGGGGAACCGTTCATAGACTTAAAGGAAGATTTAGGACGAACTATCATATAAAACAACTTAATTCATTCGCAGATTCCGAGATAGACGTTGGTAATGTCGGCAATGTTGGTACGGTTTACGCTATCGAAGGCATAGCAAGTAGCACTTCTGTTGACCATTATGGAACTGAAATGTCAATTGGTGCCCTAAATAATATGTGTAACCAAATTAAAGCGGGTATCCCAATCCTTCCGAGACACAATAGTTTTGCGTCTGGAGGAATAGCGGAATGGGATGAGGTAATTGGACGCACAATAGATGCAGAGATTAGGGCCGAGGCAGTTAAAAAGGGAAAAGGAAGCGATAACTTTGTTTTAGTTGTTCGTTCCCAATTGTACGCAGATGACAAGCGTTCTAAGGAATTAGTAAAACGCCTTGATCGTGGCGAGCCAATTGGTCAGTCTATTGGTGGTTGGTTTGAAGATATAACGGTCTTGGAAAATGAAGGTGGCGAGATAGAGCGCATTATTATCCAAGATGTAACCCTTGACCATGTTGCAATTACAAGAGCCCCTGCAAATCCCGACAGTAGTGGATTGGCTAATATGTCAATACGTAGTATTATTGATCAAGCTATCAAAAACAACACGGGGGATGATGAGGTTATGCCTAAAACTGTAGAAACAACTGTTCTTGATAAGACAGAGGAAGTTGTCGAGGTCATCGAGAGAGCAAAAGATGAAGAAGACAACGAATATTACAGCTTGAAAGAAGAACATGCAAAGCTGAAAAAAGCGTTTGATCTTCTTGAAGAAGAATATGCCACTCTTAAAGTGTCTAAGGAAGAGAAGTCAGTAGAAGCCAGCACCGAAGAGAGAACGATTACGGGGTTTGCTGATTTGCCACTCGCTGCGGAAGATGTTCCGTGGGATTGGAACACTACAGCGCAAGATGAGGTCTTGGGGAAAGGGTTGGATAATTGGGACCGTTATAAGAGAGCCCATCTTTATTTAGATCCGGAGAAAGCACAGGACTCCAAGTCAGCCTATAAACTTCCATTTGCCAGAATGATAAATGGGGAACTTAGGGTTGTATTTCGTGGTGTCGTTGCGGCTATGGCTGCTTTAAATGGAGCCAGGGGCGGTGTAGATATGCCCGACAACGAGAAACCAAAAGCACACGCCCACCTTGTTAAATACTATGAAAAATTTGGCAAGGACGCACCAGAACTTAAATCAATTTCCGATACGGAAAATAACCCAAACACTAAATCTTCTGCTGAGAATGAAAATGTCGATAGCAGAACCAGACATGGAGAAGACATGACTGAAAATGAAATGAAGGCGATTGCTGAAATCGTTACTCGATCAGTTCTTGAAGCTCTACCAAAGGCATCTGCATCGACAGAGGCCCCAAGTGAGCCTGAGAAAACTGAAATCAAAGAACCCGAAGATGTAACTATGTTGCGTGATCGGCTTTCAAAAGCGGAAGGAATGATAACAAAGCTTATGTCGGAACCAGTACGCACTGGAATTCATTCTCGACATATTGGCTCTGGCCCTCTGGCTCGGCATGAATTTAGCCGCAGTATTGACGCTGCTCGGAAAAGTGGTAGCACGGCTCTGGCTACTGTAATCGAAGAGAACGTTGAACAGTTGCTTGGAGAAAAGCAAGTATCGCACTCAAAACTTGTAGACCTACTCGGTGCTGGACTTCGTTCCGCAGAAGCTGACGGTTTGCTATCTACTAAACAAATGAGCTGGAACTAAGGGGAATACAATGTCACAATGGTCACCTACTGAGGCAACCCGTCAAGCATTTGAACGGGCGACTCAAATTACAGTTAGTTCTGACGGAACAACACTCCTTCAGAAATTTATTAACCGCACTGTTCAGCAGCTAACGCTTCGCGAGTTCGGCCTTCAGGCTGTTCTTGATCGTCGTCGTGGCACTGGTAATGCAGAGTATATCAATCAACGAACTGCCGGACAATCTGGTGGGGCGTGGGTCTTGGACACTACTGCTTCTAGCACCTATGATGAAGTTGGTGAATACGCTCAAATTAACTTCGACTATAAAACGTTGGTCACACAAGGTAACGTTACCCGCAAAATTCAAGCCACTGGTCGGAGCTATACCGATATTTTGGCTCTTGAAATGGCAATGAAGGCAGAAGATTTTGCTAACGCCATGGAAAAAGCGCTGGTTCTGGGTCAAGGAAATGCTGCTGCCTCTGCCAACATAGATACCACCCAGGCAATCAATGGATTTATGACACAGATCCAAGGTGCCCAATTGATCAACAATAACACTGGCGCTACACCTGCTGCTCTAAACCTCTCGAACTTGGATAGAGCTATTGATGCTGTCAAGGGTTCTGGTAGGCGTAGTGACTTGGTGATTTGTGGGTCGCTTAAAGGACTTCGATCTATCAATGGGGCTCTTCAAGCGACACAACAGTTTGTTAACGAGACTGAAATTGCTGCTGGATTTCGTGTAAGAACTTATGATGGAATTCCTATTGTTGGCTCTACTGCAATTCCAGATACCATTGCACTGAACCCTGCTGGTGCCCTCATTCAGTCTTATACTAGTGGAACTGGAACGTCTATCTTGGTCCTTAACAAGAGATACGCCTATATAAGTGAGCTTACCCCAATGACAGTTATGCCATTGGCTAAGACTGACAGTCAGTTTGATAAGTTCGATATGTTTTGGGATGGGGCTCTTTGCATCTCAAATACATTCGGTGCTTCTATGCTTACGAACGTCTTGTAATCAACCTAAGTTTCAGATAATCGGAACACTATGTTGGGGGGCTGCATTTGCGGCCCCCTTTTTTATTTGATACAGTGTAAAATAATTACAGAGGTGAATAAATGACGACTGCACTCGGCACGGACCCAAAGTTCCTTAAAGACAATTTCAAGTTTGCGATGCGAAGGTATGACATTGACCCACAGGTTGGTCAGTCGTTTTATTGTTATACAGATAGTTGTCACAGCCAACCAATCAGTGTTGATGGGGTAATGGCAGCAACAATCTTTCTTAAAAATAAATCCGCTGTAGAAAGGGCGTCTAAATTAGGATGGACAGAAGCGACGAAAGACGTTTTCAGGTCAATCTTGAATAAGAGAAAGCCAGGAAGACCACGGAAAAGTCAAACAAAGGACTAATGAATAATGCCATACGTCTTCACCGATAAAGACCGCATTAAACGCATGATGGGGATACCAACTGTCGTCACAAGGAATGATGCTGCCATAGAAGATTTGCAGGGTGCTGTGGAACAGATGGTGTTGGATGAATTGGGCTTAACTTCTTCTGGTGTGATTGCTTATTCTGAAAAGATAGATGTAACTGCGGGTGGAATGAGCGAGGTGGCCTTGACGTACAGACCTGTTGCATCCATTACCGCTCTAACAATCTCTGGTTCGCTAATGTCGGCTACTGGATATGAGCTTGATTCAGGTCTTGGCATAATAAAGTTGAAGCCCCTTTCCGCTCTCTTTTCAACTGGTCGCGGTATTGTAGAAGTGGATTACACCGCTGGTTTTTCTTCGGTTCCAGAAGATGTTATTTATGCTGGCAATCTAATAGCGACAAGTCTCTTCAATCAACAGTCTTCTGCGGGTATTAAGGAGCAAAGGATTGGGGATTACATGGTGAAATTTGACGGGGCCACCGGAAGCACCATACCTTTAATAGCGCAACGCATTTTAAATAAACATAGGCGAGTATTCGCTAGAGGATTGGGTGGATAGAATGACTTATCATCTTAAAAAGAGATACCATGGTGGTAGAACCCAATGGATACTTCCTATGGGCGTAGTGATACAATGCACTATTGATAATGGATTTTTGGTATGCTCTACTGATGACGTTAATGTCTACACGTTCGTTACCAGACGTTTAAAGTTCAAAGAGTATACCCCTGTCAGGCCAACAACTGCCGTTAAGAAGACGCCTCCACGAACAATGGTAAAGGCAACACCGACTGCAACACCGTCACAGGCAACGATAAAAGCAGCAGCTAAGAAAGTAGCCAACAAAAAGCTGTCTACTAAAAGTTCTTATACGAAGAAAAGCCATTCAAACAGATAGTCTTTTTACACATTACCTCTTTTGAGTTAGTATGGTGTACTATCCAGTAGCAACTACTTGTCCAGGTCTGGGCATACCTTCCGATATGCTCTTGGTATAAGTTTGGTGGGCATCCAGAAGAACTATTGCCCAAAGAAACAATAGATTGGTATCTTAAACTCGAAAATCAGGTGTGGTTACTAAAATGAAAATAGGTATTGTATATGTATCAGACAGATATGGGTCTTTCCCAAGAAACGCTGTGCCGATTGACCATGAGATTGTGAACACCATAGCGGAGAAGACAGACGGAAGCATAGAGCCGTATGTTTATGTGGTTCACTGCAAGGATTTGAAGAGTATATATTCTCGGCTTATGTCTTGCATGAGCCAGATAGAGCATTTTTCTAAGCAGTTTGATAAGACATACTGTGTTATTTGCTCTGGTTTGAACGAGATATTGTGCGGTGTGGACCGACTTTGGGCGTCACGGTTTATAGATACCGTTGTTAGATGCTCGGAATTTATGGGGTTGGAGACAATACTTGTATATCCATCGTGTGAAAAGCGCATGAAAAAGCAAGTCTATGATAATTTGTGTTTTTTACAGCGGTCATTGGATGTTGTTTTACAAAACAATCTTATAGATAAAGTAGAGACTCAAATTCGCTTTACTGACGGTCAGTTAACAGACTCTACTGCTTCAAATATCTCTTCTTCTTTGGCTGAATATCTAATTGGCGAGCTTGGTGTAAGCGTTAAAAGAGCAGGGACTAAGCGTCGTATCGTTGTAGATGTAAATAACAAGAGAAAGCCAACTATCGTGCAGTTGGAAGAGGTAAAGCCACAAAAGCCGGAAAAGATACCCAACGCCAATGAAGCGCAAATTGCTTATGGCGCATCAAGAACTCGCAAAAGGAGAAGGATAACTAAATCTCCTGAAGTTATAGTATTTGGTAGATGACTATGATTGGAGGTTGCCATGATGATGAGTGTATTGAGAAACAGGGTAGATATTACCCGTCAAACTCAGCTTCTTTTTGATGTTCAGGCTGCTGCCTCTTCTATTTCGGTGACAAGGAATCCAAGCAATTCCTCTGTGGTACAGGTCAAACTAAATCAAGCCTCTACAGGGGTTCTAACTGTTAACGGGACCAAGAATTTGTCTGGTATAACGGACACCATATCCTTTTCTTCTTCCTCTCTTGGCATTACAGTAAAAGACTTTGATACTGTCACCAGTATTGCTTGTGATGCAACGCTTGTATCGTCCGGATCTACTATTGAAGTGAAGTATTTTGGAAAGGGCGGTGGCTCTGCAAGTAGCGAATATGCTGTTGTTTCTGGTTGGCCTTGTTTTATAAACCGGCCCCTTGGTAATTCTATAAGCACACAAGACTATCGGGTTGACTCTTTTGGCTCTTTCCAGACGGAGAAACCCCTTATTTTTATGGCTTATGATGAATCTTTTACTCCAGCCGTATCAGATTTTATTGTTGATGCAGACACAAATGAAAAGTATTTCGTGCTTGGTGTTCAGTACATTCAATACTCTGTTGGGTACGAAAACTACTGGCGAATTATTATGGAGATGAGATAATTTATCTATATGTGGCTAATCCCACTATAGATAAGCTGGTATAATTTATTTGTTTGTGGGTATCGTATGGAAATAATGGATTTACTATTAGACCACGGCTCGCTTGGTGTCTTTGCGGCTTTTTTAATCTGGTTGTATACCTCTATGCAAAAGAGGATGGATTTATTGGTTGAGAGTTTTCAGAAGCAATTGGTTGAGATTAGAAAGGAGTATAAAGAAGACGTTACCGACATGCGGAACCGATATGACGAGGTGATTGAAGGGCTAAATAAAGATAGTTTGGATTTAAGATCGAATATATCAACTGAAATAAGGGCTATAGGAACAAGAATAGACGGGGTGGACAATAATGTGGAGATTATGTCGTTGTCTCAGTCTGAGAGTATAAGTGCTGTTGTGGATATATCGAAGGTATCTTCATCTATTAAAGAAGAATTGGACGGCACGACAAAAAAGGTTGAGCAGTGTTTATCAATAATGAACGAGATGAAAGAGAATGAACGATTACGCAATCTTGCAAAACAGGCACTCACTAATACGTGATAGAGAAATGGAGAACGAATCTATTTTAACCGTCGCATTGGCTTGTGTTGCAGCACTTGGATCTAATAAGGCGTGGGATTTTTGGAAAGATAGCCTTAGATTGAAACAGAGACAAATCGACATAGAGCGCACGGAGATATTGGTTTACAGAGATGACTTGCGAGAAGAAATACAGAGGCTTCGTGGTGAAATTACAGGCATTTATGAAGACAGAATGAGGCTTCAAGAACAATTGGTGGACCTGAAAGAACAATTGGCTATTTTCAAGGCACGTATAGAATCATTAGAAAAAGAAAACAGAAGATTACGCAAGACTTCATAATTACTTTTTTGTGCTTATACATTATACATATTAAGTTATTATCGAACCTTAAAACAGCGCATGACGCCAGGGGCAAATATGTCAGACCAATATAAACACTTGGTTATCATTCCAACATTGGCCTTAGAAAGCACTCTAATGAGAACATTTGGGGCTTTCTATAAATATTCTGAGTCGAATACATTATTTGTAGTGAGTGTAAATCCACACAAGATGGAAGACGCAAAGAAGAACATAGAGGCCCTTAAAGGACTAATTGGCGCACAAGCATTATTGAGTCCCAAGGAAAACGTAACGATTGAATATGTATGGTCAGACGAACCAATTGGTTTTGGTGCCGCTGTAAACAAAGGGTATGAATTCGCGAAAGAGAACTACGGTATTCCAGAATATATCACTATTGCGAATGACGACCTGCATGTAACGCCCGGTTGGATGGAGAGTTTGGCTTCTTCTTTGGAAACAAAAGAAGTTTACACATACTCTCTCTTAGAAACAAAAAAGGCCCCATTTCCAGTAGAAGAGATCGGTAAGATTGGCATTACAGGCCCACTGTCTCCTGGGGCATATGGGGAAAGTGGTTTATTTGGAAGGGACTTCGAGTGGGTGAAGTCTGAAATAATTCGATTGGGCATACAGGCGTTTTCTACAGATTGGAGGGAGTTGCATGGCAATAGAACCATCCTACAGAATATAGTTTATGGCTTTTGTATTATGTTGAAGCGTGATTGTGCTGAAGACCTTGCCCAGAATACAGGGGTTGAAAACCAGTATTATGGTCCTTTCGATGATGTTTCGTTTCCGGTTGGTGGGTATGAAGACAATGATTTATGCCTAAGAGCCCAAGAGATGGGGTGGCGTTCTTCCTTGTCTTTCCATACTGTCATTGGTCACATGATGCATCAAACCCTTAAAGAGATATTTCCTGGTCAATACCACGGCACAAAAAATCTAATCCGGTACATGCTCAAGTGGGAAGAATACACTCAAAGTGAAAAGAATGTAATTGCTGCATATAGAGTTTCTATAAAGAATATAAACGAACTTATACAATTGGAGATGAGCGTTACTCGTGTGTCTCAGCTTGTGGATGGCATATCTTTTGTTCTTACGAATAATCCGGCAGACGCATTGTCCTCATACGACAATCCAATGTATGGCTCTCTATCCGATGAGAACAAGGCGATTTTCGATAGCTGTAAAGAAGAACAAGACTCTACTGCCAGGGCCAAACTGCTGGAAGAATGGATTTTAAGAATCGCTAAAAGCAACAACCCTGAATTTAAGGTTCGTTGCGCTCCTTGGGGCGGTGACTTTAACGAAAGAGATGAGCGCAATTTATCGTACCAGATAGCGCATGAAATGGACGCTGACTATATCTTTTCGGTAGATGGCGATGAGGTTCCAGAAGACAGGATTAGTAAATATACCTTTAGGAGAACCATCCACCACCCAGATCCAGATAAGACTTGCGGTAATGTGTCATTCCTAAATCATTGGGAGAACACAAATCTAATCCGAACAGATTATCCATTTGCAAATGGCTATACGTCTGCAATGGCTGGCCCAAGGATTTGGAGGGTTATTAAGAAGTTCCCTCAGAAAGTATTTGCTGGCACTGACATAGGTTTGCATTGCGGAAACTGTCCAGAACACAGCAAGGTAAAAAGGTACGACACAAGCATTAGAATGAGGCATTTATCTCATGTTCGTTCTGTTGATCGAGCCGACAAGTTTAAATTCTACCAAGATTTAGACAAGGAAAAAAACCCAAAGCTTGTGGGCTTGGATGGGAATTACAGTCATATCGTCAGGCAAGAGAATGTCCCGGTTTCTGTTTACAATCCAAGGAACGGTATTGCAGCGTACATGTTGGCATATGAAGATGAGATAATCCCGCATATTGGACGATGGTTTATAGAGCTTTACGGGATCTGCGATAGGTTGGCTCTTGTATGGACAGGCAAGTGGGAAGAGGAAGATATGGAGTGGGCTAAAGATGATAATCATGCTTCTTGGCCTACAGAAGAAGAATGGAGCAAAAAGTATAAGACCGGCCCATCATGGAATTTGGCTCAACTTATGAGGTTATTCAGGGTGGAGGTCATACATAAAGAGCTTGCTGTCATTGAAGGAGGTCTTGGCGCGTGTAGGAATGCAGCTATAGATCACTTTAGGCAAACAAACAAAGGCACAATTGGATGGGTACTATCAATGGACCCTGATGAGATTGTGCCACAAGATCAACCTCCATTCACTGCTGCTGTCAAACGGATGGCAGAGGTTAACGATGTGTGGGGATGGATGTTTAGATTTACCAATCCTACAAATGCTGGAGACAAGAAAGAGTCAAGAAGCGAAACGATACGAATGGTAAAATTGGATGATGTTGGGCTTGTAAAAGTAGAAGGCTCAGTGCATGAGGGGTATGAAAAAGCTTTCAATAGACTAATGGATATGGGGATTTTCCCCAATGTTCAATATGCTCCGTTTATCACTGTGAATACCGGCCTAATGCGGAAACCAAAAGATATGGCACACAAGTTAGGAAAATACAATTCAATGTTGTTCAATGAATTGAAGAAGAATCCCTTGGATTGTGGGTCTTGGGTTGCTTTGGGTCTTCAATGTGTGAATGATGGTCAAATGGCTAAGGCAGAAACTTGTTATGAAAGAGCCTGTATGTGTGCTGGAACAGCCTTTTTGCCATACAAAGAATATGCTTACCATCTTGGTAGGAAGTCGAATCTGATGTTTAAACATACATTTGAAAGGCTCGGTCCAGGCCACCCGTTTCATAAAGTCTGTTTTGAACTTATTGAGAAGTTAGAGTCAGTATTTCCTCTTCAATCAATCATAGATACCGGAGAATTCAGACCGACGATAGAACAAGACCTTCCTGATTTTCCTTATGATAGAATAGAAGTAGATGAGAAGGGTACGTTTTTTGTAAAGCCAATTGAGATAGAAGATGCCGAAGATAGAGTTGAGAATAAATGTATCGGGGCTAAGTGATCAGCTTCGCAAGTCTAAAAGAGGTGTAAATCTTGCTGTTGTTCTTGCTCTAAGGGCTACAACAAAAAGGCTTCTACAGTATTCGGTTGAAGCGTCTTCCAGAACAGATATATCGGAAATGCGACTACGGTATCTTAACCACCCATACGCCACAAAGTGGGCTGGAGGCTTTCCTTTACCCGGAAATTTAGAGCCACACATGGTTCATAAAAGAAAGGGTGTTTTTCTAAAGTATCTTGGTTTTGACGTTAACAGTCTTACATTAGAAGGTCGGGTTGGGCCTACTTCTGGGATCCCGAAATCAAGGCTGTATGTTTGGGAAGGCACCAAGATAATGGTTGCGCGTGATCCGGTTCGTGGAGAGGCCACTAAACCTGTCGTACAACAAAAGCTAGCTTCGGTATTTGAAAAGACTCTTATACGGCATATTAAGCGTCAGGGAAGGGGATAATGTCAAACGAGATAGAGATAGTAGACCAGTTAATTCGTATGCAATTGCTTCTTGATCCGAACATAAACTCTGTTGTGGAAGATCGTATTTATACTGATCACTTCATGGATTACGATATACCTACAGTTAAGATGCCATTGATTATCATAGAAAACCGTAGCGGTAGAGCCAATTACGCCATGTGTAGTCAGAATATTGAGATCCAGATATACACATATAGCCGTATTTCTGCCTCTCAAAGCAAGTCGGTTTATGACCTGGCATACAAGTCTCTTAATTGTGTACGACTTTCGCATACTGGAATTAGCATGAAGGGATACATGTATGAGACTGAGCGACCCTTTGGTCTTTTTAATGATGCGATGAAGTGTTGGGCTGTTAGAGGGATATATAGAGCCGTTACTGTTGGTTAATATGTCTGAACGAAAATCCATAGAAAGATTAGAGCGACAAATTCAAGCAATAGAGTCAGAGCTTGCAACGATAATCCAAATGGCTGTTCTTTCTCAGCAAAATACAGATGGCAATCAAGAACTTGATGGCACTGATGCATTACATACCAATGATGTGATATGGAATTGTGAGAAGTGCAGCTTTAGGCTTGGGATATACGATACAGAGGGCGATGAATTGAGAATAAGATACAAAGATTTTTATGCTTACTGGACTGCTGGCGTTGGCGGCAAGCTAAAAATTATTTGTCGTTCTTGTTCACATGTTAATGTTGTACGATATACTAAAGAAAATCCTTTATAAATTTGAAATGAAATCTTTTTTGGGAGAAGATCATGGCTCTTAATCTACCAAGCGGAACTACCAATGACATTAGTTTCGGACCTGCCACCTTAAAGATGGCCTTATTCACTGGAAGCGGGACTTCTCCGAATGGATTAACTCCCACCGTTGATGTTGGATTTATTGGTGACGATGGCGTATCCCTTGAGATGGTTTCAGAGAAGAAACAGATCATGCAAGGAAATCCTCGTCAGGTAGTCTACACTTTTCAACAACAACAAATGGTAAACATCACCTTTACCTCTATTGAATGGGATTTTCTTCGGTTCAAGATGGCATTAGGTTCTGGTATCAATGATGAAGATGAACTCTTGTATGGAGCCGGGTCATCAGAGCCTCCTGGTTGGGATATACCCGCTCTTGCCACTGGCGAAGCGTTTTGGTTTGGCGGAGATCCTACGAATGTTGATATTTCAATGAGTATACGTCACCAAATGGGAGTTACAGGCGATACTCTCAACTGTTATGTTTGGAAATGTCAGTCAACTACCGGGTTTACTGCTCCGTTTGGTCAAGATGAACACTCATTTGGGTTTGGATTTACTGCCCTTGGTGTTACAAAATCTTGGGATGGTCTAGCATTGTCTGACCATCAAAGCTTAATCCGTATCGACAGATATACTAAGATTTAGAATCTTGGGCTGAGATGCTGTAATTTGCTACATCAGTTATCTAAGGGGCTATTTAGCCCCTATCTTTTTGTCCCAATCTGTTGTGGGATACCCATATTCTTCCCACCATTTACCGAGAAGACCATACGGCCCAAACCCGGCATCTTCGGTATAGTCATGGCGGCTCTTTCGTGGTTGTTGTGGGCATCTGTTTTTTGTTACCAGTGATCCCATCTTAACTACCTCTTCGTCTTGGTCAGTACACCGTAGCTGAAAGTATCCAAACGGCATTAGGGACGCACTAGGCATAAGCCAGAGATGATACTGGTTAGCGGTATCCAGTAGCCGTAGATGAGAGGGGAATAGTTCTGCTCCTTCACATAATGTGCCAGCGATACAATCTTTTATAAGCTGCTTTTCCCTCCAAGATCCGATGGTCTTTCCATCTCTACGCCTATAACTTAGTAGACCAAAGTGGAATGGTCGTACATCTTCCACCGGAGGCTGAACATAAAAGGAGACACGGTAAACAGAGCTTTGAAAGTATCTGAGTGTGTCCCAATCCCATGTTGTTAGGTCCATCCGTTCGCGCAGTTCTGGTGGCAATAGCTCGCCCTTACCGTGTGGTTCGTACTCCTTGAAGTCACACGTTGTAGTTACCCCCCTTTTTTTCCGGCTAATGTTTTTTATCATGGCTGTCTCGTTTGTGGTTTGTTTATAAAATTTAAAAGACCAACAGGCTACATGAAGCAAACCTGCTGGCCTTTATGGATAGACCTCATTACGTTTAGCTTTCGCAAACTCCGTATCCAACTGGAGTCTTTGGGGAAGGTAAGGCTGTTAAGCCTTGCATAGACACCATATGATGAGGCGACCAATCGCTGGCTCTATTCACGGAAATATTTATCAATTTATAGGGCTTGCTTGGTCGCAGTCTTTGATAACTTCATCTATGTTCGTTATCTTTGTTAGGTCGGCAAGCTGTCGTGCTGACAAATTTGTTTTTACTTCTTCTATGCGAAGTTGCAGATATGTATTCACCAAGCGCAATGTTTCGTTTAGGCGCTCTGCTAATCTCACATAGCGCATAGAATTAAGGGGATGAGTCATTGTTAACCTCATGGTTTTGGATGATGCTGTTATGACAGCTATCAGCAGTTCTATCTACATGTGTTGCTGGCTCAATTACTATCTCGTAGTTGCAGCCATATTTCTCTATGGATTTAGAAAGAGTTTGGTGCGCTTCTTTAATCTCCAAAGGACCAATCCTTTTCCGGAGACTGTATGGAACGCCCCATTTGTTTCTAATTCTTACGCAGACAAAAAATCTATCGGGACTTTGTATTATCTTTCCTACTTCATACATTGGATACACCAAAGTATTCGGTCTTTAAGTCTTCGGGTTTTTCTTTAAAGGGGAGAATAGATGTGAGCATTATATCGTATTCTTCTAAATATAATTCAACATGGTGTCCGCTACTGCCAGAGCTATTGCAAAATTCAACCTTACTTGCAAGATTGAACTTGCTAACTATATCTGTGAACACTTTTTCAAATACATGGATATTTATATATCCACTACGCCTGTTCACTCCATGCCCAAATGATAGTGACATTGCAAATTTGTCTTCATAGCCAAGGAGCCCTAGTCCTTTTATCTTGGTTAATATTTGGTTTAAGTCTTTAAATATTTCTGAATAATTCCGGTCCATTGCTTATTCCCCTTTCAGTGTTAAAAAAGTTTTGTATTGTTTGTTGGCTTGGTTTAGACCGTTGATAAGGAGCATTTCCAAAGCATCTTGACCTGTTTTCCACTCGGCTGTTGGAATTCTTATCCCCTCTACTACGTCTATTACTTTATAGGTTCTATATATTCCCAACGGGATCAAGCCACTTATTGACCGTTTTACGATTGTTGCTGCCTTGGAATTCGGAGCAGGTATACTTCCGTTCGGGTCATGGTTTACCACTTTCTCGCAAATTTGTAGCCCAGCAACGTATATTCCACCTGTTTCCTTGTGGCGTTTGAATCCCATGCCGAAGTATGGGGCTGGAGCATAAATTGACTCTTTAACCCCCCAATTATCGGTCATTTGGGATTTCATTTTGTCGTGTTGTGCCTCTATTAACGAATCACAATCTTCCCGTTTTACAAATATGCCTTCAGCGTCCAATTTGTCCATTAAAAGGTCATAAAATCTATCGCTATAAATAATGTCGCAAGAGGTTTTTAATACCTCTCTGTATCGGAAACCTACGTCGATTGCAGATATAACTCTGTGTCTTCCGTATGCTTTCCGGTTTGGTCTTCTGCCACGTACAGCCCCTTTGAGCGTGGACGTAATAGTTACGAGGTCCATTGTTCTTCCCTGGTTATGAGTATGATTAATTACACTTCTGGTTACTCATATAGTATAACATATTGAATCGGGTTCGGGGGGTCTTTTCCGTTCTTTTTTTGTTTACTATCGGTGTAATTTGTAGGTTTTTTGGTATCCGTTATGATAAGGTAATATAAAATTATTACCCAAAAATACGCATGACGTAGGAGTAAACAATGACAGATCCAGAAGTGGCACACGCCTCTGAACCAGAAATCCCAAAAGAAGAAGTAGAAGAAGTAGAAGAACAACTGACAATAGCCGATGCTGGTTATACGCTTCAAAACGTGTTGAAAACATTGATACCTGATGATGAAATCGAGGTTCAAGATGTATTAGGCGGAAAGCACATGGTAAGGACAGTCGCCAGCGCACGTGTTCAGATAAAAGTGCTAAGACAGTTTGAAAAATTGAAGTCTCTTAGCTTTACGGAGATGCCATTTGCGAATGACGCTTCTTCTATGTTTGATTTGATTATGTCGGTTGCTGATAATGATGATGTGCTAAGGGTGATCTCCAATTGCTTTTCGGTGTCTCAACCACTTTTAATCGCCAGCGTAAAGAAGAAGGCGACTGAACAAGGCTTTCCTTTTGAGGACAGTGATTTGGCAGCAGCAGACCTATTTCCACTAGAGGAGATGATAGCCGCCATAATCCCTTTGTTTATACGGCTGGCGAGAAAGGCGAGCCAAGCAGTGAAATCAATAACAGCGAACATGTAACAGAAGAAGAAAAAGTTGAGTCGTTGGAGCGTTCATTAGGAACGTTGCTTTCTTGTGGTTTAAGTTTTGAACAAATACTTGATATGAGCTTTGACCAGATTGGCTTGGCTTCAAGAGCCGCAATGCGTCACAAGCTCTCGATGATAGAGATGGTAATGGACCCTGTTGCCTCTGCATTTGGAGCTAAAAAACCACCAAAGACCAGAAAATCCAATAAGGGAGTTAGTAAGGAGCAAAAGAAGGCGGAATTATTGGCTAAATTAAGTAAGGTCTATGGAAATGTTCCTGTCGTTAATGGGTGATACATGGCTGTTATAAATATTGCTGATCTTGGCATCTCTATTAAGGTTGACGCCACTGAGGTATCACAAAGCTTTGATAAGCTTCTTGATCTAATGAAGAAGCAAAAGAGAGAAGAGAATAAGCTTGAAAAGGGCAGGGAAAAGAGGGCAAGGCGCGACAAAAAACGCAGGGACAAGAAACTACAGGCACACAGAAAAGAACTTGCAGAAGTAAAGCTAACAAATGAAAAACTCTTAGAAGCGTATAAAGGTACGGTTTTAAAAGAAATACAACTGGATAAAGAGGCCAGGGCAGCGAAAAGGGCTATTAAGAGTAAGGAGGAACGAGATTCTAAGGCAGCAGATAAGAAAAACTTAGCGTCACAAAAAGCTACAGCAGAAGCGTGGGAAAGCTACTCGAAGAAGCTCAAAGCAGAACATATAAAACGCGCTAAGGCAGCAGACAAGAAAGTATTAGCGTCACAAAAAGCTACGGCAGAAGCGCTGGAAAGCATTTGGGACGGGCTCGAAAAAGACCGGATAGCCGGAATTAAAAAGCTGGAAAGAGTAAAGGATGCAAATCGCAAGAAAGAAAAGGCCAACGAAACGGCCCTAAATGAGTTTTGGTCGAGGCTAGAAAAAGACCGGCTAGCCGGAATTAAAAAGCGAGTAAGAGTAGAAAAGGCGGCACGAAATCGTAGAGAACGAGAAGAAAAGGCTACATCGAAGAAAATAGCTGCTATTCATAAACGTGAAGCAGCAGCGAAGAAAAGAGCCATGGAAGACTTCCACGGTTCTGTGAAATCCTTACATTCGTTTATGATGGGACCACTTGTAATGGCCTTCCAGGTTGCTGCGTTTGCGGCAGCAGCACTAGGCGTTGCTGTATTGAAAGTTGGTTCTGATTTTGAGAAATCAATCATCACACTTGCTTCGATACGTGGAATTAATTTGGGCACTTCCGAAGGCATCCAACAGATGCAAGATATGGAGGACACAGCGCGACAACTCGGTAGGACCACCCTTTTTACGGCTACTGAGGCTGCTGATGCCATGCAAGCGTTGGCGCGAGCTGGTATGGATGCTAACTCTATTTTGGAAGTGTCTGGTGATGCTCTTAACTTTGCTGGTGCTAATGCAACGTCAATGTCGAATGCTACTCAGCTACTTGCAGCAACAATGGCTCAGTTCAACCTGACTTCCGATAAGTCTACTGAGGTTGTAGATACATTTACCGGGGCACTACAAAACTCTCTTTTAGATGTTGAAAGTTTAACTATTGCTATGAGATACGGGGGTTCGGTTGGTGCTGCGCTTGGAATGAGCCTGAAAGATACAACTACAGCGTTAGCGTTGTTTAGAGACCTGGGACTTGAAGGCTCCATCGCGGGTACACAGTTTAGACAGGCAATGTTGGCACTATCTCGACCAACAGCAAGAGCCCAAGAAGCGTTGGAAAAATACGGCATTACAATGGAAGAGGTAAACCCTGTTTCCAATTCTTTTGCTGAGATAATGACAACGATTGGAAAGGCTAACATGAAGATGGGAGACATTGTTAGTCTTGTCTCAAAGAGAGCTGCTGGTAGTATCGCTCAAATTTCCAAGGAGTTTGCTACTGCCTCTGAAGAGTCCAATAGTTTCAATATGATAATGGTCGAAATTGATAAGGGGATCGCAGAAGGACTTACTAAAAGAACATATGAACAGCAGATAACGGCTGTAAGCAACAGAGCCCTTATCTTGCGTTCTGCCTTTGAAGAGCTTTTAATAACTGTTTTTGAACTAATGAACGAAGGCGGTAGTGGAGACCAATCAAATCTTGGCGACTTCATAGGTGGACTTAAAGTTATCATAGATAGAACCGCTGAAGCTTTTAGAGGAATGAAACTTGTAATCGGAACTCAACTCACATTGTTGTTTTCTGATATGACAAAAAGCTCGGAGGATTTTGCAGATCAATTTGCTGCGGGTGCAACTTCTATGGTTGCTGCGCTACTTGAATTTGTACGGTTTGTATATCAAGCGAGAGATGCAATTAAGTTTTTAGGGAAATCTCTGCTGTTTGTGTTTGTATCTTCAAGCATATTAGCAGGGGTTGCTTCGCTGATAACAGTCGTAGATAAGCTATCAAAAGCATTTATAGCGGCTAGAGTGGCTGCTGATGGTACTGCTTCCGCGATGGTACGACTTAGAGCAGCCATGTTAGGCCCATTGGGAATTGTTGCAGCCATAGTTGCCACTATCGCTGCTTGGGTCATGTATGAAACCGCTGCTGATAATGCTGCATTGGCTGGCGCAAGGGCTCTTGGTGGAGCTAAGGCCATACAGAAAATTCAGGAGGATGATGCGGAAACATATCGTAAGCAGGGTGTAAAAATTGAGAAAGTCCAGAACAAAACTCTGGTGAATTTGAAGAAAGAATTAGAGTCGCGGCATAAACTTGGAGGTGTTCTTAGAAATGAACTCGATACGTTATCTACACTTACAGCAGAACAGATAGCGAACGGTTTATCAAAGGGCCATCTGACTAAAATAATTCATAAAGGAAAAATTGCTGTTTTGTCTTGGTCTGCTGCTCAGAGATTACTTCAAGAGGGTATGGCTGACGGTCTTAAAATACAAGAGAATGCTTCAAAGAGAAGTAAGTTTTTTGCTGGTACTATTGAAACTCTTACTGCTAGACAAGAGATGTATCATAAGACAATAAAGGAGGTCGCTGCCGCTGAACATAAGTATGGCGAGAACAATAGAACCACCCACGCTGCAATGATCGCATCCTTTAAATCATTAAATACGGAGCGTATGCGGCTGGGGATGAAAGCATTTGACTTACCTAGTGAACACGCTGACCTCAAAGACCTATATACAATAATACAAAGAAATGCGGCAGCAGTTGACGCACAGCTTGAAGTAAACCGAAAGCATCTACGTGGATATGAACAGGGAGCAAAGACAGCGGGACAGCAAGTAAAAAATCAAATCCACGCAGAAAAAAAGCTGGGTGAACTCCGAGATAAAAACATAGGTCCTGGGGCAACAAGAAAACAAGAACAGGCTCTTAAAAAGTCAACCAAGGCCCTTTCCCAATACAACAAGGAGTTAGCGAGAAGAGTCGAACTCGCTCTTGCTCTAAACGAGGCAGAGAGAGCGGCAATAGCATTTAGGCACAAGATAGAAGACGCGCCTATTGGGATTGTTCAAGAGTTAGGTGGTGGGCATGAGGCCGCCTTGCTCGCGGGTCTGTCAGGAGAAGCGAAAATACTAATCGCAGAGTATAACGAAAATGTAAAAGCTGTACGCAAAGACCTATCCGATACATTTGCTGGAATGACAGACAGTGAAGAGACTAAAATAAAAAAGTCATATGATCAGAGAATTATTGATCTAAATGCAATGAACGAGAAGCAGATAGGTCTAATGACTGAGCTAGAAAAGGAGATGAAGAAGATTGATTTAAGTCCTGATTTAAGTGATCTTGAAGAACACATTAGTCATCTTGAAAAAGAGATAGCATCATCAAAGAAAACCGTAAGGACGCTTGCTGGTACTAAGGCCTCAAGAGAGGTTTTAGCGTTGCAACTTGAAAGGTTAGAAGGAGAGAAAAAGATAGCAAAGGAAGAAGCAAATCTTGCGAAAGAGAACGCACTAAACGAAATAGAGGGCGAAAGGAAAAAGCAAGAACAGATAACTAAGGAAATTGTTCTTGCTGCTGCTATACGCGATGAAGAGCTTTTACGATTGGAAGAGGAGCTTGTTAAGAAAATAAAAGCGGTAAATGAGAACGCTTCTAAAAGCGAATTGGAAATTCTCGATGAGACACACCGCAAAAGCATGGAGAAAACAAAGGAGGACTATAAAAGGAAAGAAACCCTTTACCTTGTAGCCGCGCTGAATCTCGAACAGTGGGAAGAAAGGGCACGGCTTGAAGAACAGATTTTAGAAGACCTGTACAATGTAGAGTTGCAATACATTAAAAAAGTTCAGCGTCTTACCACCTTAGAAACGAACATAAGGTCTGCGTCCTTCAAAGAGAAGATAGGTGCGTTTAGACAGTATTATGAAAAATTAACTGAAGTGAATGAAGAGTTTGAGACTAGGGAGAAGACGACTAGGGGCATAAAAGACGAAGAAAAAAAGAAAGCTGCAATTAAGTTTTTAGAAAACCTCAGAGATATTGACTCCCAAGCAGCTATGGGTGACCTGCTAACGTCCGTGTTGCCACAAGGGATTGTAGATATTGGAAAAGCAGCACAATCGGCAGGGGCTGGCCTACGTGGGTTGGTTGATATTATTGAGTTAGCTAAAAACAGTGTATCGGGTCTTAGTAGCGCGTGGAAAGAATCGGGTTTTCGTAATGCGTGGAAAGAATCGGGTCTTCGTAGTGCCTGGAAAGATTGGAAACGTGGGATTGGTGAATTTGCCACTAAAGGGACAGATACAGCAACGGGTTTGAAGAAGTTAGGCCCATTATTTAAGTCGCTTGGAAAGGATGGTGCTGTGGCTCTTGCGGGTCTTGCTGGCCCACTTGCAGTTATTGCTGCTGGTGTTCTTGCTATAGGAGTGGTAGCAGCTAAAGTTATTGGTGGCATGATACGGCTAACAGTTAAGATTGTAAAAGTAGCAATAGCCGGAATAAAGAAGGTCGTGGGCGTCTTTAAATCGTCTTTGTCATTTATGACGGGTGGCCTTGATTTAAATCCATTGTCAATGATTAAAGGAATTGCAGCGAGTGTGGCGTCTGAACGTCAAAAGCAAATAGACGAAGCAAGTAAATTATTCGAGGAAGGAGAGATAAGCGCAGCAGACCGTGAACGTCGCATAGGTGAGGCTCGTTCTGCCTCCTTTACACGTGAAACAGCGAAAAAAGGGGTTGGAGCAAAGATAGAGGCTGCAACAGACTTCGCAACGTCACTTGTCGCGGTAACCCCAGCCGTTTTGGACGCTTTAATAGCTGGACTGCCCAAGTTATTTGCAGCCGTTAGTTCTGCGGCACCAAAGGTCCTCTCTTCTCTGGCTACTGGACTTCCGAATTTCTTTAGAACAGCAATTGAAGGTGCTGGTGGCGTTATAGATGCAGTTGCAACTGCGCTTCCTACTATTGTTAAGACGTTTGTAAGTAGTATATCTTCCAACTCTGGAAGGATAGCTGACGCAATACGCTCAATAATAAGCAATCTCCATATATTAAAAAGAGTAGTTGAGGGGTCTTCTGACGTATTGAACCAGATTAGTGGCCCAATGCAGAAGCTAATAAAAAGCTTAATAGATGCGGTTTCAGAACTCCTGACCGCAACAATGGAGAGGGTGGTTAGCTCTTCTGCCTTTGAAGCCGTAATGGATATTTTTGGCAATATTCTCCAAGGCATACTGGAGGCAACTCTTGGTAGCGAAACGTTTAGGAAGGCTGTGTTTGGAGTAGCCGTTCATATGGCAGAGGTATTTGGTAAAGCGATTCTAAGCATGTTTCCGCTTATAGAGAAGCTAAAGGAGAAACAAGCCGAAGCTGATGCTTGGGATGAGGAGCATCCTTCTGAGGATAAATCTGTTTCAGAGTGGTGGGAGGACTCAAGGCTCAAGCCATCAAATTGGTCTATGTTTAACGATACACCTGCTCCTATACGGGTTGGGCAAGAGGGCTTAATGGCTTCATTTGCTGCTGGAGACTACATTATAGCTGCACAGCAACCATCTGAACTGATACGCCAATCGCTTATGGCTGCAACCAATAGTATTGGGTCATATGCTACTAGTCTTTCTGCTGCTGCTGCTGGGCCACCTGTTGTTCCACCAACATATGGTGGGTCTGCCCCGATAGATATAGCTATTATAGCGGAAGGACGGTTGTTAGATGCTGTTCAGATAACAGCAATGAAGAGGGGACATGCCCCAGAAATGACAAAAAGGCTAAGACGAGCAAGCGGTGTAACCGTTGGCTACAGTAGAGGCCGTTTCAATAAATTTGCGAGTTAATAATGCCACTATTTTCGTCAAATAATGTTACTCAGTTCTTTATTCTTCCAGACCCACTGCTAACGGAAGCAGAGGTGATGACTTCGGCAAATGCTCCTTTAGCGGTTCCAACCAAGCCAGCATTGATTTCACCCAGCATAACGCCAGCAAGCACGAATTTAGGCAACAACTCAGCTTTTGCTATGGGAGTACCAACACAGTCTACAGAGTATGATTTAAGAGCACAAACAAGCGGTTCGTTGGGAGAAGCAACTTGGACGTGGAAAGACAAGACCAAGAGCGACGATAACTACTATGGTCAGCACGATATACGGTATCGCCATGACTTTTCAGACCCGTTTGATAGTGGGGCAGCAAGTTTTCAAATGAATTCGCTGGCTGCTGTATACAATCCCAAATTGAAAAAAGAATACTTATACACATATAAGAACTTGGCTTCAACGCGCTATCCTACTGGATCTATTCAGACGCGATACCGAAATGCAGGGGCGTCTAATTACGAACAGTCTTGGACAACAGCAAGCAATTGGCAGATAAGAACATCGTCAAAACAGTTATCACAACATAAATTGCCATATCACGGTATTGATGTTTGCGTAATGCCTGACGGTACGTTCAGAATGGCAATCATAAGCAATAATGACATAACTATTTTTTCTTCTGAAGACGGATTGGAGTGGACAGCAATTTGCGATAGGGTCACATCAAGATTTCTTGGTAGAAAAGCTGCTGGACTTGACGAGATAAGGCTTGTATCAAGCGGTTACTACTTGCGAATTGTGTGTGTTGAGTATGTATCGGCTAATACAGCAAGAGAAGTCAAAGACCCGTCATCTAAAAATACAGAAACAGTAGCTGGACGAGAAGATGTTACCGTAGCTTCTACTCCGTTTGGTAGCAGGTCTGATTTGGAGTTTATTGACTCTTGGTATCTATTGGGGTTGGTTAGTATTGATGGTGGATCCAGTTGGGGTCTAACAAATCAATTTGATATAGTTCCGGGCACAGTTGATTTTAATGGCCCAAAGTGGTCGTTCGATGTTTCATCGGCAGACGATAGCGGAACCTTTGTTCTAATGGTTAAGCCAGATGTTGATGTATGGTTTGAGAGAACAGAATCAGCAGATCCAAATCCATTTTTAGAAGATTATGATAGCTATATAAATCTTAGCCAAAATGGGATTATGGCCTATACCGGGTATATGGCTACCGGATCAGGTGCTTTTCAGGGTCAAGAAAATCTAAACATACATCATCGTGGTTCGTGGGGGTCGGAGAAGCCCTTTATGTGCAAAACCGATGCTCATTTAGTCATTTATTATTCTCATCTATGTCAGAGGAATAATTATTTGAATGTTGAGAATACCAGTGATGCCATAGAATATAATATGGAGAGGATACCGTTAGGATCTAACCTCCAAGAAGTAAACTGGACAGCACTTGGGTCAGTAGACAGTAGCGACACGGAGTTCGGAATTACTGGGTTTAACTGTGCTATACGCCATTTACCGGCTGTTGGAAAACTCTTTTGGGCTGGTGGATCTCTCTCTTTCTTTCATAAGGCATACGATAGAAACACCGGCATAAATTCAAACTTAGCTCTTATTTTTTATTACAAGATGGGTGGATGGTCAATAGCTCCTGTACGGTCATTTAATGCTGGTAACTATCCTGACTCTTTTCTAATGGGTAAGAAGTCTTTAGATGAATTAAATCCTTGGCAACCAAAAGGCGCTATTTTCGCTCCTTATTGGGACATAACAATTGGCTCACCGGCTGAGAACAATACTCCAACCAACTCTTCCCTTAATACTCCTTTTAAGAGAAGCATTAGATATTGCACACAAAATCTAACTACCGAAAGCTTGAAATTAGCTAATATTGCATACAATGTTGAAACATATGCAGCATATACATTCCAAGATCCGGGGGTTGGTGCATACCCTTTCAGAAATGGATCTACATGGAACAACAACACAGTTTGGTCCCCTTCTGCCGGTATATGTCAGTATGATTATGACGCGAGCGTCAGTGCTGTTAATCCACTTGGGATCTATAGAAACCAGGCCACGCCAGATGTTAATTGGTGCTTTGTACCAGATAATGCGGGGACAATAAGTCCGTATAATTCTGGTTATTGGTGGAGTACGGCACCGCCACCAGATGTAAGTATCCCAGCAACTAATGGGCATGGCTCTTGTATAGTATGGACCTCAAAAATCCGTCGTGAAAATACATCTTCTGTAGTTCAAAATACTACACTGATTGCTGGGATTAGTCTCAATAGTTTTATGTTAGATTCTATGAGTATATGGGAACCGCCAGTAACGACACCACCATACTTTAAGGGCGCACTAGTTAGATGTAGTGTTCGACTTAGAAAAAGCTATGCAATAATTTGGGATGAAAGACAGAACATAGCATTAGCTACTATAAGCCCAAGCACTGATTTCTTTAAAGACAGCTTTGTTGAATTTAGGTGGGGATGGTATCCATTATCCGTTCAAGGCGTTTGGTCGGCAACTAAGGCCAATCCCAATATTAGAACTGCGTGTCTTTTAATGGCTCGGAAAAAGGGAACAGAGACTTGGTACTCTACTCCAATGGTTTACCCAAAGTCATCAACTACAACATCAGATAGCGATTATGTTGCTCCATCTTTTGTTAATTCCACTACAACAAATCCGTGGCACCAAGCAGTTTCATTCGGATTATTTCCACACACACCGACTGTTGCTCCTAGCGGCCCTACTGTTATTGAATTCCAAAACTTCGGTGTTCATAGGTCGAATGATTTAACTTCCTCTGCCTTGATGTGTCAGCTACATAGTGATTTTAGCGGTATCGCAACAAGCCCATGGAAGTATGTGGAACGTAAAGATGTTCCACGCGGAAAGCTAATGACAGGAGAACCTGTATTAATGAACGATAAGATAGAGATTGTGTGGGGAGGAACAGGTGGAATGGATGGAGACTCTTACTCTGCCTCAAATGCCTTTTCATATAGTTCTAAAAATGCTGTCGCTTTTGCTTCTCCAAGAACCATGTTTAGATCAGAGACCTCTCCTTCAAGTGTAGTGTTGGATTTTAAAGCACCAAATGACAAGGTATTTAGTCATCGGTGTGTTGCTTTATTCAATACAAACATTCGTAGGGGGACAGTTTCCTATCGTTCTACTGCTGCTACTGTGATTACAACATCTAAAGATTTTGATGCAACAATCATTACTGGTCGTGTTTCCAGTGTAACGGAAGGAGTTTGGGTCATTGATTATTTTGGTGCCGGATATGCTGGTACTGAAAACGAGGACATTGTTCGTGGTGGGTCATTATCTTCTTCCGATAAAAGATCGTTCTACTTAGAAATAACAAATACGGCAGATACCTTTTATTATCCAACAAATGCTGTGTTTAAGATTGATAATCATATTGGATCCGACTCTTTCACGTTTGAAGCACCAGATGTAAGTAAGATTTCTCAAGCATCTATGGTTGGAACTTCAGTTGCGATTTTTGCAGACCGTTCTGTAGTTGAATTTGATAATATGGTTCATTTGCCTATCTTTAGGTTGGCATCTACTACGCCTTATACATATGAAGGGCATGTGCGAATAGGAACCATTGTAGGTGGTCAGAAGTTTGACTTTAATGTTCCTCTTGATTGGGCATATTCAGACGAGGAGACCCCTAACCAAACAGAATTCACCACCCGTAGTGGGGTTTACTGGTGCTACAACGAAGGGCCACCAAATCGAGAGTTAACCCTCAGTATCGTTGGCGATGTGAGTGAAGAGGAAAGACTTAAAATAAGAGATTCGTTGAGAAGTTTATCTAGCTATTCTAAAAGGCCAATTGTGTTCTTCAATGGTTTTACGAAGGAAAGGACGGACAATCTAATTTTATCTAAGTATAACGGCTCTACTTCTCTGGATAATGAAGGTTGGTACTATGATCAACGCAATCTTCAATGGAAACCAATTGGCAATATGTCCATTAGCTTACAGGAAGTTGTTTAATGACGGTTACTAGTGCTGGTGGGGTCTATAGTTTTAGAGACTTGCGATCTATTGTGTTTAATCGTGTTTTTTCAGTAAATGTCATCAATTCTTATTGGTTAGATATTATAACGAAAGACCCCGGCATGACCAATGTTGTCATGACTATGGATTTTGTTTTCGGGAACGGTCATAGAATTTCAGTCGCAACCGATAGCATTTCAACGATAGATAAGAACTCAAAAAGTCACTATTATGCGCCTAAGCTCATAGCAGAGCCAACCATAAGCTCTTCCTACACATTGGGTTCTGGTGCTGCATCTCAGCGTTCTTTTGTTGTTAGTATTGATGCCAGGACGCTTGATCCAATGGCGGTTGTTCTTGGTGGTGATTTAATAACTGGGTTTGCTGAGATAAGTTTGCAAATACCAGATGGAGAATATGAGTCTCGTTACGTTTTGTTGAAAGGAGATATGTCTGGTGGTGTGGTCTTTGGCACAAGTGATGAGCCATTGGAATTTGATGTTATTGATCCAAAGATAACATTTGATAAGATCCAGCCACAATACATCTGTGACGAAAATTCCTTCGGAAATTATACTAAAGGAGCATCAATACCAGAAGATTCCATTGGGTTTAGATTCCCAATTGTAATGGACAGAAATACTTCTGGTGTGCCATGTATTGGTGTTCTTAGAGAAGACCTATCAACTGGCTCGTATCAACATAAATTTGTTGTTTGTTTAGGGCACCAACATCGAGTAACGACTGTTTTTGTTGATGGAGAAGAGCTTCCACAGGTTCTCAATATCGTAACTGTTAGTGATGCTTTCTCGGCTAATGGAATAAAGTATCTGGAAGTTAGCATTCTAAACCAAAGCCATAGCTACTACAAAGATGTATCGGTCTACGTTTATGTTGAACGCTCTGATGGGTCAGAGAGAATTGTTATTGAATTAATAGAAGATATTATACGGACAATGACTTTATATGGCCCTGTTGGTGTAGACGAGAACCTTTTTTCAAGAGCCAAGACGAAATGTCCGACATTACTGGCACAATTGCTGATAAACGCCAGCGGAGAGAACGATATAGCTACAGCGATAGATTATATCGAGTCCACAATATGTAGTAGTTTTCCAATGATTAGTATGGCCTACAGTGGTCGTGGTTATGGGCCTGTATTTACAAATAGAAGTAGCCCTGTGTATGTTGAGGAACTGATAGTTGGACAAAATCTCTTGTATGATAGGGCCTCTTCCGTACAAGAGTCCTCTAAAGAAGACATTTACAATTCATATGTTCTGAAATATTCATTTAACGGTATTACCAATAACCATGAAAAGATTATAACGGTCAATTCATCGAACAATGTGTTTTGCAAAATTTCAGAAAGCCGATTGGGTCTTAGAGAAAGAGAACCGTTAGAAAGTGTGATTATCCATGATGATGCTACCGCCCAATACGTTGCTGATTGGCTGGCATCTCATTTTAGTCTTCCATCTTATTATGTAGAATACGAAGGATCTCCGGCATTGATGTTTATGGTTCAATTGGGAGATAATGTAAAGATTACTGACGAAAAATTAGGTCTTTCCGAGATTAAATCCACAATAGAGAAGATTGAGTATCAACGTGGTAGGCTTGTTATAGGTTTGAGGATGTGGTTGTTGTATGACCGTATAGCATAGGATTATAAGATGGCACTTACACAAGATAGAGAGGATTACACGGCAGCAGAACTAAACTCTGTGTTTGATGGCCTGAAAGACAGTTTAAAACAAGTGCTTCCTCCTGATATACGAAATCCTGATGGTGGAACGTCATTCGATTCATTGTCTCTTGTAGAGTACGATTCGTTGTCTTCTACAATCGTAGATCCGGCAACAACTATGGAAGCGTTAATGTTTCTTGCAAACGATAGAACAAATGGCGAAGGCTCGTTTATTCTTCGTAAGTCCACCCCAATGGGTCGGGTTGAGGACTTTACATTGATTAGGGACGATTATGAGTGGTTGGTGCTTGTTACTGATTCTTATACCTCAAAGGTGGACATAGCGACTTCTACGACACCACTTACACTTGCTGCATGGTCTAAAAGGTTTAGCATGAATAGCTCTAACAGCCAACAGGATCGGGTGGCACAGGCAAGAACATACGCCATTACCACTGGAACTCCAGTTTTTGAGAGCGTGAAGATAGTTAGCAATAGTGGTTTGGGGTGGAGAACATCTAATAACCAAGGGGTTGAATTCTTCAATAGTACAAAAGGCTATACAGAATGGTATGCCGGAACCGCTACAACGATCTCGTACAGCAATTTCATACAAGAGAATATAAGCGGATCCCCAGAAGCCAGTGTTGAGAATTGGTATGCTGGCACAAGCGTGGAATGGACCGTCGCATCCAATAAGCTACAAGAACCTCAGACAATAGTTCCCATGGGTATTGAAGGCTTTGGCGGAGATTTATGGTCAGAAGGCGTAGCTCCAAGTATTCCTGGCTCTGTTACTGCGAATTGTAGTATTGAAACGGAGAACCTTAGCGCACAAGCCGATGGAATAGCCACTTCGTTTACAACAACGCAGAGTTTTAGAGCCGATTGCCCAATACATGTATATTGGAACGGTGTACGCCAGAGTTCTTCTGGAGCTTCGCCAGAGATCATAATAAATAATAACACCACTTTTACGACCACCTTTTTACCGGCTTTTGGAGATGAATTGCTCGTGGACTACCAAGAGCTTGTCTAACAACAAGTTGTTGAGATTCTACATATTGAGTGGGCATGACGATTATATGTGATAATAATTCATTGAATGAATGATTTACACCGGGGAATACCATGGCTATTCAACTTAGCACCTTCCAGATTAAGAATAATGCAGTCACTCAGGCTTTAATTGCCTCCAATGCAGTAGGATCAGCCGAACTGGCAGATGATGCCGTTGTTGCTGATGCTATTGCCACTGGCGCTGTAACTTCAACGAAGCTTGCGAATGGCGCAGTTGTCGCTGCTGGTATTGCTAATAATGCCGTTGGCACTCTTGCAATCAATAACCTAGCTGTCACAGGTGGTAAGATCGCAAATCTTACAATCACAGCTACGCAGATTGCGAATAATACAATCACATCCACGCAGCTTGCGAATAAGACAGTTACAGCCGGACAGATAGCAGATAATACAGTCACATCTGCGCAGATAGCAGCTACTACGATCACAGCAACCGAACTTGCCACTGGTGCTGTAACTTCAACGAAGCTTGGTGCTGGCGCGGTTATCGCTGCTAGTATTGCTAGTAGTGCGGTTGGCACCGATGCTATCAATAACTTAGCTGTCACATCAGCAAAGATCGCAAACCTTACAATCACAGCCGGTCAGATTGCGAATACTACAATTACAGACACTCAGATCGCTAATACTACAATAACAGCAGCAAAGATTGCAAATGCTACAATCACAGCCACCCAGATTGCAAACACTACAATAACAGCAGCAAAGATTGTAAATGCTACAATCACAAACGTTCAACTCGCTACTGGAGCGGTTACATCAACTCAGATAGCCGCTGGCGCGGTTCTTGCTGCTGGCATTGGCACTGGTGCTGTTGGTACTTCCGAACTAGCAGCAAACTGTGTTACTGGTGGAGAATTAGCCGATAACTGTGTAACGGCAGATAGGATTAGTGGTAGTGCTGTTACAGCGGGAAAGATTGCCACTGCTGCTATCACTTCCGGAAACCTGAACATTTCTGGTCAGAATTGGGATCTCTCTGGGGCAACATACCTTCGTTCCCCAACTCCCTCCGCATCTCCTAATGATAATGATGTTGCAACAGTCGGATATGTGGCTTCACTACTTACTGGAGTACACTGGAAAGATTCAGTGAAATGTGCAACTGCTGCCGTGTTACCGGCAAATACCTACGCTAACGGAGCCAGTGGGGTTGGAGCGACCATTACAGCCAATGCAAGTGGAACACTTACAATTGATGCTGTTACTGCTTTTGTCGCTGGAACAACTCGTGTATTGATTAAGAATGAAACTGCTGGTAACGCTCTAAGAAACGGTATTTATGTAGTTACCAATGCTGGCGCGGTGGGTGCTGCGTTTATTTTGACACGAGCCACCGATTTCGATACCTCCGCTAAGATTATCGGTGGGGCTGTTTTCGTTCGTGAAGGAACAGCCGGTGCAGATCAGGGCTTCATCTCAACTAATGATAGCACTGTAACTGTTGGTACAACTGCCATGGGATTCTCTCAGTTTACTGGTGGAAGTAGTCTCGCAGATGGGTCTGTTAGCACAGCCAAACTGGCTAATAATGCTGTCACTTATGTCAAGATGGGAATTAAAAGAAAGCAAGAGGCAACGGTGGGTAATGCTAATCTCGCATATGCACTTCTTACGGATACTGTAGATGTTAATAGTGTGATGGCGTTCGTGAACGGTGTTTTCTGCAAGCTGGTTGCTTCTGGTCCGGTAGATTCCTCAGAATATACTGTTGCAAGTTCCCTTGGCACTACAACTGTTACATTTGGCGGATCTGGTGGTGATCTAAATACGGAAGTCTTACTGTTCGTGTATGACATTGTTAAAACATAATTATTAAAATGAAATGATGGTCGTTGTTTACCTTAAAGGTGGTTCAGCCATAGTGTGCCAGGGGTATTCTAAATGCCCTACAACAGATATGCTACGCTTGGATCTTCCGTATGGTGTGGTTGATAATATTGTTCCCAATACTACTGCTAAGTACATTCTGATATGGTCGGAATGCGTAGACAAGATTTATGTTGGGGAAAAAACAAATCCAAAAGCCGGGAAGAAAAAGGGGAAGGATAGCAAACATTGAGATTGGCGTGTGTGAATTGGAAAACAAAAGGATATACTTTCAAATAAAGTTTGGAGTCTAAAATGGCTAAGAGCAATTGGCATGGTATTGGTGGATGGGGAACCATAGATGACCCAACTGGTGTCCTGACCGGCAAGGTTCTGGTGGGTAGCTCCGGAGTTTCGGCAACGAATGAAGACTACCTGTCCACTTATCTAAATACCTCTACAGCTTGGGCTAAAGACCATTACTCGGTTCAGATTGAATATGCTTGGCCTTCTAATACCGCTTTGTTTACTGCTGGAAATCTATCGCTTATGGCTAGAACGCATACGTTCACAAGTTCCAGTGCTGGCTTGAATAGTGCCAAGTATGGGTACTTTGGAGGGTTTGATAATTCTGACGCTTCGTTTAAGATTGTTAGAAGGATTGATGACGTAGATTTAACTATTGCTGCTTCTTCTATCTCTTCTGATGCTACTTCGGTTGGCTCTAAGCACACCATGGAATTCCGCTGTTATGGAACAACCCAAGTCACACTGCAATTATTGATTGATGAAGAAGTGGTCATAAATACTGGTGACACTACAGCGGAGAGGCTTGTAACTGGTCAGCCCGGTATGCATATTGAAAGCGGGACTACATATATTGATAACTTTACAACGTATGAATACACCGCAACGGGTGAGTCTCCCGCATTGTGGGCACCCGGAGACTTTACTGGAACACTTGCTGCTTGGTGGAGAGCTGATGCCGCAAATGTAACTACAGTGTCTGTAGATGGTAAAGATCGTGTTTCTGCTTGGACGGATAATACAGCCTATAGTAATGATCTTTCTCAAGCCGTTCCTGGTTCTAGGCCAGAATACATTTCAAATGCGGTAAACTCATTACCGGCTATTGAATTTGATGGTTTAGCTTCCTTTCTTACGGCTATTGATTCCACTTCACTTGACCTTAATTCCACTGGTCTTAGCGTTTTATGGGTGGCAAAGAACGACGCATGGGCTTCTCCTGGCTCAGTAGCACCGTTAAGAAGTGGGATAGTATGGAAAGGAGACAGTTATGAGGCTTCGATCTATGATAATGGGGGTGTCAATGATGAATGTTTGCAATACAGATGGGGAACAGGGGGTAGTGATAAAGAGACAAGTAGTGATAACGCCACTTCTCTTGGCACATTCCAACTTCAAGGAATTGTCACCAATAAAGATAGTACCGTAACAGCACAGAAGTTTGGATTTTGGCGTAATGGTAGTCAATACGGTAATTTTACAACCGCTCCCGTTGGGGCAGATAATGCAGATGCGTTGTATATGGGGATTGGTAGCTCAACAACGAGATTTGAGGGACGAATTGCGGAGGTTATACTTGTTCGTGGTGAATTGTCTATACCAGATAGGCAGAAGTTTGAAGGATACTTGGCTTGGCGATACGGACTTCAGGGGCTATTGCAACCCACACACCCTTATAAAAGTCAGGCACCAACTGTTTAAATTGTCGCCAAATATATTCTATCGGAAGTAAATTATCTTACTGAATTGGCTTGATTTGTAACACAGACCGTGTAATAATGTGCTATACTATGTCTGTACGAGTCTAGTTTTTTTTAGGAGTTAGAATGTCGTCGATAGCTACAAATGAAGAGGAAAAAGCTCCTTATTATGGCACGAAGAACAATGATTTGCCCCGTAAGGACTTGTTTAGAGAACTGCGGAAAAGATGGCAATTCAAAACAGGAAGAACTGCCTCTGCTTTGGCTGAAATTTTAGAGATTACACCGCAAGCTTGCGCTGCTTACGCAAATAATAGCCCGACAGGTCGCTCTGCCCCGTTATGGGCCATTATCAGACTATGCTATGAGTTAGACCTGGCTCTTGCCATTCATGGCGATGGCGTTGTGTGTATTCCAGTAGATTCACTTCAAGACATACTTGACGGGGAAAACGAACAATAAAACCAAAGGACCACAATGAACCACGATAGATTTAGCTTCCTTACACCGGATGATGTGAGGAAGGTCATGTTTTTTATAGATGTTTGCAAGCCATCAGCGCAAATCGGGCATCGTCCCGGCTATACACCCAAGATTCCGCCACCTAAAAAGCAGAAAGTCAAACAATGGTTGGCACGATTTACACAAGTAATGGAAAAGAACCCCCATGTTTTCAAAAACAGTGAGGATGAATTCTTGTTCTTTCTGGGTCTTCATAAGACAGGAATTATATCTGAGTTTGAACTTAGGAGTGAGCTTATACGTTCCGCAAGAAGTGACTTGATAACTACAAGGATTAAAGGAACTGTTTGTCCATGCTGTGACCAACATGTGAAGGAATACAGAAGGTCACTAAGCAGCAATAGTGCCAAATTTCTCGGCTCATTAACTAAGAAGTATATGGAGAATATAATGGGCCATGTTGATGATAATGATGGCTGGATTCACTACAAAGACTGTGAATTCTCTTCAAGGGACTACCCGGCTCTAGCTTGGTGGGGATTGGCTGTTACCAACCGCGATAAAACCAGGAAAAAGCGCATGACAGGGCTATGGAAACCAACGGAATTGGGTTTGGACTTTATAAGTGGAAAGGTCAAAGTTTATAAGCATCTATTCACTTATAACGGTGACGTTACAAGGATTGACCAATCTTCTGTTATGATCTCGTTCGCAGATGTTTGTGGAAACCATTTTGATTACGAAGAGCTAATGAATTCTTATAAAGAATATGTTCTGTATACCAATTTTGTTCCAGTTCAGCCGCTTGAGAATAGTGGGGATAACAGATGAAGATAGCCGACATTCTCATAGGAGAAAAAGTAAAGAGAAGTGCCGAATGGATAAAGGAGATCAAAGAGGACGCTTATCTAAAAATCGAAGAAGAAACAGAGACAGGCGCAGTAGAGAAAATAGACGGAGATCATATAGTTGTTCTTTGGTCCTTTACTGGTCTGAGTTGGGAAGATCCAGAAGATTTGATAGCTATGAAGAAGAGATAGATGATAGCTAAACGAATAAAACTAAGCAATGCGATTCATGCAGAATTCGACTTCTTAGAGAATAAAGAACTGCTATTCGTACTATACGATGTAAATCTTACAATCTATAAGTGTATTGGCTCAAATGGAGGAATGGTTATCTCAGAGCCACGAACGCTGCATGTCGGATTAGATTATGGTGCCACAAATTGGATTAACTATAATTTTATGAAAACATGGGTAGAGAAAATGAATTCTGAAGCAGACGGTTCTTTTGTTCTTCTTGTTTCTATGAGGGGAAGTTCCTTTGAATTGGAAAAGTTTTTTGAAGACAATGGAGGAACAACAACTCTTAAAGAGATCAGGGAGTTTGAGGCCAATAAAAATATCCGTAAATGGGAAAATGCACCTGACCCAAATCCTGACATTGTTTATATAGGAAAATAGAAATGTGATTAAAGTTGGCGGTGGTTTATGGTAATCGACAACAGACCTTGGCTGCATTATCTTTTCTTCGGCTACTGTAAAACGGAGAAAACTATGCCTATACCTGCTATTCTTCAAAAATCTAAAGACCTTGGACACACTGTATTTGAAACAGGGGTGTGGAATTTAAACCTCATCGGTGTTCGCTCTCAGGACAATATATCAAATACTTATAACGATAGTTTGCATGTTGTTTGTAAGGATGAGATTGGGAATTGGATAGATATATGCTTCCAAATTACCACTGACCCCGGTTTATATCATTTACAAAACCCAAGCAGAATAGAAGGCACAGCTATACTCGTTCCTGGTCAGTATCGCGGGGTATGGAAAATAGACAAACATAGAGGTCGCTATGATGCTTTATGCCAACGTAATGGGAAGGTTAAGGTCTATAGGGATTCTAACAGAGACAATGTGTTGGATATGGATGCCAGTAGCGTATCTGAGGGATGGTTCGGAATAAACATTCATAGGTCCAATTCTCGTAGGGAGTCTACCGTAGTAGAAAAGTGGTCAGCAGGTTGCCAAGTATTTGCTCATCCAAAGGAGTTTGATGTTTTTATGTCTTTCTGTAGGCTTTCGGCATCACTTTATGGAAATAGCTTTTCGTATACATTGATTGAAGAATGAAAAAGTACCAAGTCATTTATGTGGACCCACCATGGGATTACAAAGGACAAAAACAACATAACGGTGAAGGTGGGATAGATACCGGAGGAGCTATCTCTCATTATTCGACCATAAAGCTCAAAGACCTTAAACGTCTTAATGTTACTTCTATCTGTGACGATGATTGTTTGCTATTCATGTGGACAACTAACCCGCATTTAGACCAAGCGGTAGACCTTATGAGGTCTTGGGGTTTCAAGTGGGCTACAGTCGGTTTTGTGTGGGATAAAGTAAGAGTAAACCCAGGATTTTACACAATGTCTCAGTGCGAACTCTGTTTGCTGGGTAAAAGGGGGCGTATTCCGCAACCAAGAGGCATAAGGAACGCAAGGCAGTATGTATACTCAAAGCGCACAAAACACAGCCAGAAGCCGGAAGAAGTACGTCAAAGGATAGAGGATATGTTCCCTGTTCAAAACAAAATAGAATTGTTCGCAAGAAGAAGAGTTGATGGTTGGGATTGTTGGGGTGATGAAGTCATTTCGGATGTAAGTTTGGATATAGTATGAAAGTAGATTTAGAAAAAATAGCAGAGGTTAATATGACTTGGTGGGGATGGATTTTGATTGGTACTATTGTTGGTGGCGGTGGAACGGCTGGCACATTCATGGCCTTGAATAGAAGGCCCGACATTGTACCTGTAGTGATAGTTCCTGATAACAAAGTAGCCGAGGAACAAATAGCTGTTCAGAAACAGCTTACAAACATAGACTTATTGGAAATACCTTGTTCTATGGAATATATAGACAAACACGAAGATGGTTTGTGTAGAGAAATGTTTTGCCGTATGACCACAAGAGGCATTGATAGCAAGACTTCTGGTCAAGAGTGTGAGTCTATAGGAAATATTTTGAATTCAGTTGTGATACTTAAAGCATGTGAAGGGAGTGAAGACTGTGAGCGAATCTTTGAAAAACGGAAATAATGATAAATGGTTGGATGAGATCAAGAAAACGCCTTTAGGCTCCAAGAAATTCTTGGCAGCAATGATTTGGAACATCGGCTGGTTGGGTTTGATTTGGTTCGGAATACGAAAGGGTATTGACGCCAATGTTCTATCTGCAATGGTTTATGCCGCTGGTACAGTACAGGCGTTGTACTTGGGGGGTCAATCTGCCGTGGATGCTTTTGTACGGGCAGCAATGGCGAAAAGCGGGTTTATCCAAAAAGACGAACAAAGTTCTTGATTTTGATAATAATTATGATACTATCCAAATACAGCCAAGACGTTCAACTTCCTAGGATTGTGCCGCTTGGCTTATAATACTGGTTTTATGGTTGTGTAAAGTTTTTACTTTACCCCTGAAGGGAGGGATTGGTTCCCCTCCCTTCTTCAGTTATAGAGTTATAATTAATTAATTAAATTAATGATGTTTGTGTGGCTATTTCCTCGAAATGTTGTTATCTTATTTGTATAATAAATATCCTGATTTGAGTAATAAAATTATTCTATAACTTGAGAACCAATTGAAATTAATAGTAAATCGGTACGAAAAAAGTGAACGAGTCTCACAATTGGGCCAAGCTATGGTCTTTAGTCAGACGGAAAGGTCCGTGTTTGGGTGTAACCGACTATGGACATATAAATACGTTCAAGAATTCAATACTAAAGGTATGTCCAAACCACGGGCTTATGGAATAATTTGGCACTCCTGGCTTGAATATCTACTCTTTAGATTTGGTTCAAATTTACAGTTTGACAGGGTAAAAAAAGAGATGGACTGTGGTGTTCATATGAAATTCATCTCTGACGAACTCAGTAAGTATGATTTGAATGACTATGAATACGAAGATTTCCACCAAGAGATTCAACAACGAATGGCAAACTCCACCGAGGGTTGGGTTGCAAGTTGGAACAAGCATATATCTGGTAAATATACACTTATAGCCATCGAACAAGAATTAATTGCACCTGTTTTTGATTTACAAGGCGACCATTTTGTAAGCAACGAGAGATTTATAGAAGAAGAAATCAAGGGTGTAAAACAATATAGGTTGGCAAAAGTAGGGGAAATTCACGATTCTTTTGAGATGCAAATGCCGTGGTATAAAATAGGGAAAGCTGACGCTATTCTTATGGATAATGACAACGGCTATTTATGGATAATTGACCACAAAACAACCTCTTCTCTTTCGACATACAGGAACAAGCTCTCTTACGATTTACAACTTCCATCATATTGTCGCTTATTACAGTATGAACTGGAGCATGGTTGTTTTAGCTCTTTAAAATGCGAGCGGGTTGCTGGATACTTGTGGGATATATGTAGTTCAAAAATACCGAACCCACCAAAACCGCTAAAGTCTGGAAAGCTTAGTACAGCAAGGCTTGGTCCTTCTTGGCAATTCAAGAAAGCGGTAATAGAAAATGATCTTGATTTTTCTGACTATGAAGAACACTACCGTGAATGTAAAGAACAGAAGGACAGCGATTACTTTGGAATAGAATACGGATGGATAACGGAAGAAGACATAGAAAGAACTACAGTTGAAGACTACGCGGTAGCAAAAAAGCTATCAGAAAAGCGGAATGAACTAGTCAGGATAAATCCACATTCAAAAAGACAGTTTGATTTTGCTTCTTTACGTCATCCATTGTGTGACAGATGGGGAAAGTGCCAATTCGGTGCTAATTGCATTGCTAACACTCCTTTAGAGGTCATACAGTATCCACAGCTTCCCACTATGAGGTGGGTTATCAACAACCAAACATAAAACCAATGGAGCATTATGCCACCAAAAAATAACAAGAAACGACCAAAGGACGATTCAAACCATAAGCCAGAAACAAAACCTATCATCGTAGTTAAGGCTGCTAATGCTTTCCGAGATAAGCAAGCCAAAGCAAAGATACTTGTAATAGGCGATTCTGGATCAGGTAAGACATTTCTTGCTGCGGGTTCTAAAAACCCTTTAATAATCTTAACTGAGGCGAACGGTGCTGTTAGTGCTGTTCATTCAAATAAGGACGCTTTAATAATCACTTGCACTACAGCGAATGATCTACGCAATATTCTTATGCAAGTTCAATCTGGAAGTCTAAAAGATTCTGATGGAATAGAGCATATGTTCGATACTTTGGTCATTGATTCTTTAACTGAGGTACAGCGTTTAATTAAAACTGAAATTCTTGAAGCCAAAGGCGAAGACAATCCTGAGTTTAGAATTCAAGATTGGGGCAGATTAGCTGACAGAATGAGAAGACTAATTCGATGGATACGTGATGTTCCAGCCCATGTTGTCTGTACGTGCCTATCTGAAGTTACCACTGGTGGTGATGATGTTAGATATGTCGGACCAATGTTTGAAGGAAAGAAAACAGGCAACGAAGTTATGCAATTCTTCTCGGCTGTTGGATTCCTATATAGAACAAGAGCTAAGAACCCAGAAGACGTAGCAATTAGAAAGTTAATGTTCGATGGGCCTGAGAATTATATGTGTAAGCCTTGTTTCGGATTGGAGTCAGTAATAACCAATCCCAACATGGAAGAGATAATAGATAGAGTAATAACCAGTATAAATATAGAAACCGAAACCGTGGAGAAAGAAAATGAAAGTCAATCCGAATGATTGGAAAACAGATGGCGATAATGAGCAAATCAAACGAATTATACACGAAGGGCGTAAAATCCTATCCCCAATAGCGATTGGGTTTAAGGAGTCCTTTGAGAAGAACGTGTTGGAGATAACTTATGTTGTCGTTGAGGATTTAGAGGACAGTAACGATGTGGGTATAATCCATTCTGATAAATTCTACCTTACTGAAAATGCTACCTGGAAAATTGGAAAGTTTGCGGCTGCAATGGGATGTGAGATACCGTTTGATCCAGAGAGGATGGAAGATATTATTTCTATCGTTCGCGAAGGAAAGGTTTTCAAAGGCACATTTGCCGAAAGAACTTACAACGAAAAAACATATCTGAACATTAAATATTACAATGTTGCACGGTCATCAAAAGTCACAGACCAACAAAAGGAAGTGATAGCTAAGGCTGTAGTTAGCATCCAGAAGATGATTGATAAAAGAATTGAATATGGCGATATTTATCACAAAATCAAGTTCTTAAATTCATTTGATGAGCAAGTCCAACCACACGATGATAAAAATATCGGTGGGGAAGAAACAAATGAGTCTTGGGAAGAATTGCCATTCTAATGAAATTTATATAGGCATAGACCCCGCTAATAACGGATCAGCGGTGGTGCTAATCAACGGCACTGCCGCTATATCCGTTCTGTGGAATAAGAGAGTAAGAAAAAAGAAACGTGTTTGGAAAGTGTCAATCGTAAGAATGATAAAGCGAACAGAACAATTGATTATAGTAGATCGCCCTTCAAAAATAGGGTCTGTAATTGCACACTTGCCAGAGCTAGAAAAAACTCCATTCAAACTCGCTTGTGAAGATATATATATCCGTGCCGGATCAGGAAGAACTGCTCTTCACTTGGCTAGATTCACAGGTGCTTTGCTTGGAGGAATAGAACTTTACCATGATGTTGATGTAAGATTTGTTCCTGTAATGACTTGGAGAAAAGATGTTCTTGGAGTCAATAGAAGAATAAAACGGGAAGAGGCTAAAAGATTATCTCTTGAAATAATGCCTAAACTATTGCCGCATCTTGGCATAGCCCTATACCAACAAGGAAGACAGGACCATATCTCTGACGCTGCTGGCGTTGCTTTGTGGTCTAAAAGAGAAGAAACAGACGAACAACAACCATATAAACCAGAACCGGAGTTACTAAGTGGAGAACTTAACGAGGCAAGTTAGAGAAATTTTCAATCAATGGAAGTCATTAAGAAAAAAATGTGGGTATGACCCATCATTGAGAATGACCGCAAAAATAGAACAAAAGATACTTCGTGCTGTAAAGAAGTTCGGAAAGGATAGGGTTCTATTAGTTATAAAGTATATCTCTGAGTCAGAAGACAACTACTCACAATTTATGCGTGGTTCTTCTGGGGTGTCGTATACAACGTTAGACAATTTGTTTAGAGAACGGAAGTTCGATGACAAATATGACAGAGCAGTGAATTGGCAGAAACATAATAAGGCTTCGGAAATAAGCGAAGTATATATACCTTATATGATTGTTGAGGCTAATGATGACTGCGTTTGAGATTATGAACAAGGCTGGTATAGTTAAGATTGGGCCTAAAATTGGCCTAAAATCAGGAAAGGCCGGAAGTTGGGGTCCATGCCCAAAATGTCGTGCAATGAAAAGAGGAAGTGAGGATGGCAGATTCCCAATTGGAGTAACGTCCAATGGTAGTGGCTGGTGTTGTCATGTTTGTAAATCACACGGAAGCATGACGGACTTAGTGTCGTGTAAGGTTGTTGGAAACCTATACAGGTCTTCTGGGCCAGGTCAGAAGAAAAAGGTACTAAATTGGGCGCTAGAGAATGGATTTTCTTTAGAAAAGGCAAAAGAGAAGATTGTAACGATAGACGGTTTGCTTGATAATACGGTAAGAAAAGAGTTTACATCTCCACCCGACCCGTCAGGTTCAAGCATCTTTCGCTGGGATGAAAAATTGCCAGATATTTATGCTGGTAACTTATTTAGCAATGAAGGAAAACCTGTACTTGACTATCTAATAGAGACTAGGCGTATAAGTGAAAGCGTTATTCGTGATGCTAATTTAGGATATATGAAGTCAAGGGGAAAGAATTGGCTCGTTATACCGTTGAAGGACCGATTTGGGAAGATAGTTAACATGAGGTTTAGGTCTGTACCTCCAGATATGAAAACCTATAGAGTCTGTCCTTCAAGGCCAATGCCTTTATACGGCTTCGATCAGTTATCGGAAGATAAAAGTAAGTTTGTAATAGTGACAGAAGGAGAACTTGATGTATTGGCTCTTAGGACGTATGGATACGGTTCTACAGTGGTTTCTGGCACAACTGGAGCGAGCGCAAACTGGTGTACCCAATGGCTCGATTCTATGGAGCCTTATCAGGGGTTCTATCTCTGGTATGACAACGATAAAGCAGGTGATGAAGGGTCTGAGAAATTGGCCTCTAAACTTGGGAAATTTCGTTGTTTCCGCATAAGAAGTAAGCAGTATAATGACCCTGGCGAAGCATTACAACAAAAGGCAAAAGCATCCACAATAGGAGACATATTATCGAACTATGAGGATTACTTTGAGGCAACACTTCGCAATGTTGATAGCTATAGCGATGACATAGAAGAACTCATAAAAAATCCACAGAGTCTTGCTGGTTTGCCTATGGGAAGTCAAAAGTTGGATGCCATATTTGGAGGTATCAGACCCGGCTTATGGGTGGTTACGGGGGATACTGGACACGGTAAAACCACATGGGCTACATGGTTGATGTGGGAACAGGCATTACGTGGTGTTCCGGTTCTGCTTACATCGTTTGAACAAAGGCCAATAGGAACAGTGCAGAAATTATTGCGCCATCAATTAGGCAATGACTTCACAAGACATTCCGAGGCACAAAGGCGTATTGCGTGTGAAGAACTTGGCAAGTTGCCCATTATGATTTTAGACCACTATGGAGAACTCGATGTTGAGAAGGTAATTTCAACTATCCGATATTCTGTTCGCAGACACGATCTAAAGATAGCTTTAATAGATCACCTTGGGTTCTTAACGAAACCAGAAAGCAATATGGATGAGAGGTTAGCTATAGAAAGTACAGTCAGACGATTGGCTACTATTGCTATCAATGACAATATAACGATTGTTCTCGTTTGCCATCCTAATAATCTGTCCGTTAGTCAGCAACGCAGGGTGAAGATAACTGACCTAAAGGGAGCAAGTGCGATTAGACAAGATGCTCACGTTGGGATTGTTGTTCAGCGACTGCCTATAAAAAGCGAAGACTCTAAACCATCAACAGTTGTATACCTTGATAAAGTTAGAAGTGAGTTTGGAAAGGCTGGCTCTCACTGTGTAATGGCTTTTGATCCATTGGCCTGTATCTATGCTGATAGTTGGAATTTAACGCCAGCCGGTAAGAGAAACGCAAGGGTCGTTATACCAAAGTAGGGTGGCACATGAAGTATGAAATCATAAAAGACTGTTTGTTCAACAACAAAGGGAAGTATCTTACAATCAAGAAAGGATCTTTATACACTGTGGTTCCTTCATCATCGCTTGATGATGCTATGAAACTGTGCATTGATGAGACTATGCGACATAGTATACATACAGAGAGATGGATAGTATTAGATGCAGAAGGACAGCATCGAATGTTTTGTATTGGGAAGGATTGTACGGCTGTATACCCAAAAAGTGGATAAAAAATAATAAGTAGTTATACTAATTCAGTAAGTCATGGAGGTCACTATTGGCTACCAACGCTATAATTAGGATAGACCTGTTGAATTTGGAACAGTCTATAAACCAACCACAGCTTTTGTCTTTATTAGAAAAGAAATGGATGATAATTTCATCTGTCCCTGTTTCCGATAATGATACCCCTTACCTTTTATTGATTATGTCTCCACCTCCCGAAGAAGAAAATTCTGATTATTTGTTCTATCCCAGGATAATACTTGTATTTCTATTCGTGTTGATCTCGGAATTAGCATATATGATAATTAGAAACTTGTGAGGTTTAAAGATGGAATATGCCGAAGTTGAAGTTGATTTACTTGTCTATGATCCGCAAAACCCAAGAAAACACAATGAACAAAACTATGCAGCTATACGAGATAGCATTGAAGATCATGGGCAGGTAGAGCCGTTAATTGTTCAGAAAACAACCCAAATGGTTATTGCTGGGAATGCAAGGCTAAAGGTTTTAAAGGAACTCGGATACGAAACAACAAATATAGTTTATTTGGACGTATCCGATGAGGTAGCAAGAAAATTATCTATTAGGCTCAATCGTTCTGGAGAACTGTCCGGATGGGATGAGGCTATGCTTGCACACCACTTAGAAGAGTTAGCCAAACTTGCAGATTTTGATCCAACGATGCTTGGCTTCACTGGTAGTGAAATGGATGATTTGATCAATTCCTTTGGGGGAATAGACGACTCCTTAGACTTCTTTGCTCCTCCCGATGAAAAGTATAGTGGCAATGATGCCAATGCTGGTGCTGGTGGAAGAACAGAAAATTCTACCGTTACTAATGTCTGGGATTCTGGAGATGAAGACGCAATTGCCGAAGATGTAATCACGATAGATAATCCAACTATTTCTACTTCCAGAATGATTCAGCTTATATTTGAAAACGAGAAGTGCCAAAAATTCAAGATGGCTTGTAAGTCGTTATCATACGCATATGACACGGATAATATGCCAGATACAGTTTATGAAGCGGTAATGGCAGAGTACAAGCGTCTTGGTGGTGATGATAATGAAAACAATGAAGATAGTGGTAAGGTCGAAAGTATCGGCTGAAAAGATAGAGCCTTGGAAATCTACCCATCCAAGACCTAACCATTATGGTCTAATAATAGACGGCAATTGTGATGTATATAGCAGCAATGGTATACCCATTATACTTATGAGGCGTGGATGTTTCACTGACGAAGAACTGGAAGAAGTGAGAAAGCCATATAGGGAATTTATGAGATACCCATCAGATGCAAGGGCGGCATATGCCGGATACAAGCAAAGTCGGGTAATCAAAAAGGATGGCACATTATCTAAATCAGAGAGATCATTAGATGAAAATGGCAGAATGGTCTCCGTCTACAGCTCTATAGGTGGATTTTATGAGAGCGTTGGAGGTCGCTTCCCATATTGTAGAGCAACAACGTATACACGCGACCACCCAGAGGAATGGGCAAAAATTGCCAAACACTTGCGGAAGTGTTCGCGGATCTATAAGTCTTTGCTGCCAAACTTCCATGAGATACAAACAGAATTTGCAAACAAAGCTCATCCAGCTTGGGTAGTACCTGGCACACCATTTTCAACAATCTCCGTCAATAATACGGTGTGTGCTGCTTATCATCAAGACAGTGGCGACCTTAAAGAAGGTTTTGGTTGCATGTTTGCCATGAGACACGGAGATTATTCTGGATTTGAATTGGTCCTTCCAGAATTTAGCTTGGCTGTAAATATGCGGCATGGCGATTTTATACTTTTTAACCCTGCTGTATGGCACGGCAATATTCCTCCAAAAGCCGAAGGAAAAAAGAATAAGGATTGGTATCGAGTTAGCGTAGTTATGTATCTTAGAAACCGTATCCTTGGCTGCTTATCCCCAGAAGAGGAGCTTAAAAGGGCCAAGAAATACAACACCAGAAAGCTGGAGTCATTGTGATAGGAGTTTGGGTTGTTGGTTCTCCTGGTTGTGGAAAAACAACCATGCTAAGAAACTATATTGACCCATTCGATACAGAGTTTGTAGTTAAGCCAAAGTGGACCCTTACAAACAACATCATACTGTCTGGTCATTACTTGGGGAAGACGTTCGATGGTGGCGATACCGTTCCATACAATGCCTTCAAAGAGTCTTTGCAGTATTGGAGTAGCTTTCTTCTGGCTAATGAAAAATACTCTGTCACCATATTTGATGGCGATAGGTTCTCTACAAAATACTGTCTTGAATATGTTAATGAATTCGCTGACGGGTGCTTTTGTATATTGATAGATTTGCCAAATGATGTTCTTGTGGAACGTAGGAAAGAACGTGGGTCCAATCAAAATGCAAATTGGTTAAAGGGAAGGGAGACAAAGGCAAAGAACTTTTTTAACATGTTTAAGAATAGAGACCGTTTGATTTTAGATGGCAAGCAAAGCCCCAAAGCCCTTTCAGAGATAGTAATAGATTGGATCAATACAAATGCCAGAACTATTGTTGAAACCGAATGATCATCAAATAGGGGCAGCAAAAAACAATATCCGAAAACTGCTCAACTCCCCAATAGGCGAACCAAAGAAAGTAGTTGTAATTCTTACGGCCTCAAGGAGTGGGAGTAGTTGTTTATTCGATGTATTGAGCAGAAGCCCAAGTGTAGTGAGCCTACAAGGCGAGATAGAGCCTTATTTAAAGCTAACTGGCAATGCTGTGAATGAGGATTACTTGTGCGGGAACAGACTAGATAAAATTGATAATATATTAGAATTGAAAACGCTTGTGCGCGGAGAACTTTGTCACAAGCATATTAGTGTAGAGTCTCATCTTATAAATTCTATACACATAAGAAAGATACTACAATGGCCTGGCAAGGATACGGCAAGATTTGAAGATGTAGACCAAAGTTGGTACGATGGAAAATTGGAAGACCGCGAAGCACAAAAACACAAGGTGATACTGGAAGAACCGCCATTTGTCATGCCAACAGCATGTTCTTATCCATTGTCTTTAAGTGGCAAGGTCATCATCTTTAAAACACCGCAAAATGTGTATAGGCCAAGCTTATTTAAAGAACTATTCCCCGTTAGCGAGATTCAATATATACATCTCAAACGTTCTTTTGCGGCTACTGTTAATGGACTTATGGATGGATGGTTGCACAAAAGGGCCTTTTTTGCTTACAAGGTCGGAGGGCTTAATATTAAGAATTACAATTATTATAATTGGTGGTGTTTTGACCTTTACCCAGGCTGGTATGACGACAAAAACAAAAGGCTGATCGAGGTTTGTTTGAACCAGTGGGCAAACGCACATTCGATGGCACTTAAATATAATATATCATTATCTTATAAGTTTGAAGAAGTTGTAGCCCATCCCCAAAGAATGATTCATACGATTTGCAGGGACATTGGTATAGAGCCCCCGCATCCGATTGATCTTAAACTCACTATGGCAACAAGTTCCCCTAAGAAGTATAGATGGCACAAAAGAAAAGAGGAAATACTACTTTTCGCAAAAAAAGAAAGAATACGAACGATTATGAAACAGCTTTTATATCCGATGACTTCAAATGATTGGACATAAAAAGCGTGCATTTATTACAAACGAAACAGGGAACCTGTTTACGGTGTTGGTCAATCGCCCAACCAATCTGAAATTTCATGCAGAAGTGTTTTCGCATACACGTATGACTCTATCTTCACGTACATCTTTGCCTCCGCCATCTTTGCCTCCGCCATCTTGGATTAAGCTTCCAAACCATGACACATTACTGACGGAATTCGATTCTTTAACTTCCAAGCTACGGGGTCTGGGAGTAGAGGTTTTGGATATAAATGAGGCTTGTAGTGGTAAAAGCATTGACTCAATGTTTGTTCGCGATATGGCGAAAATAGTTGGTGATGTGATTTATGTTACACGCTCTGGGTTAGCCCATAGGAGTAGTGAAGCTGACTATATTATGAAGTGGTTTCGGTGTAATTATTCTTCTCCAATGAAACTGATGATTGGTTTTGTTGAGGCTTCTGACATCTTAATAATGAATGATGGCTCCTTTAGTGTTGCTTGTGGTGGCAGAAGCCAGAAAAAGGCAATTGAATTCTGGTCCCATGAGACACGATGTATAGTGCAGTATGTTGATAAGTTCGGCCCATCTATTCCACAACATTTACTTGGTGGAAACCGCATTGTTGGGACACGATTATTTACCAGAAGTGATACAGAGAATTTTAAGTGGTCGGGTGAGATTATACATCTAAAACCGAGCAAGGAGGTCAACGAGAAACTATCCATGAATTGGATTACACTTTCGCCAAACTCTGTTTTGATGCCAGATGACTGTCCTGAAACCGAGTCTATATTAGAAGACAATGGAATAGTAGTTTATAAAAGCAAAATGAACGAGATAAGGAAATTAGGGGGTGGTTTTGCTTGTCTAACTCTTCCAATATGTAGAGAACCAATGGGAAAAGAATGATAACTACCATAAATCCAGACAGCGTAAAAAAGTCGGATACGTGGTTTTACTTTAACGACTTTGCGAGAAAGCAGTTGAAAACAAAGGACTATGATCCGTTCCATGGTCTTTTAATAGAGGTACAGAAAGGGCTGGATCCAGAACAGGCAGTGTGGTTATCATTTCTTTATATGGCCTTCTATAATCCGGCTTCTGCCTATTATACGTTCCTCCGCTACCCTTATCCAACACGTATACCAGAGGACTACGATAAGCTTCATATAGGCAAACAGCGCAGAAATCTTATAACAACCAGTGTTACGAAACATATAAATAGCTTGGTTGAATTATCTAAGAACGGTGGTGCTAAAGAATATCTTACGAAGGACTTTACCAATTCCAAAGAAGACAATTGGAAAACACTTCTTAACAATCTGAGAACTGTGTGGGGTAATGGCAGATGGGCTGCTTATACATCTGCCGATATGTTTCATAAGGTTAACGTTTTCGATGTAATACCATCCACCATGGAAATAGACGAAGCCTCTGGCCCAAGGAGGGGAGTATGCGACATTACTGGTATGGCAAACTCATCGCCAAGCGTTGTTTTGGAAGAATATGCCAGATGGATACATAAACAGCTATCAATGAGTGTAGTTGAGTACCCAGAATACGCAAGATTAGGCGTAGATATGGCAATAACAGAGAGTTTGCTGTGTGACTTCCATGGATTGAAGAAAGGAAGATACTACGTGGGTCGAGACATAGACCGTATGCACATGAGGATACAAAAGGTGGTGTCTCAGACAGGTGAAAGCTTTGGTGTGCTTTACAGGGCAAGACAGGCTGTATTTGGCAGAGAATACTTGTCAGAATTAAATGGAAGGATTGTTGGCATAGACCTTGATAGGTGCAAACTATTCAGAGATTTTGGAATAATAGCCGACTACGCAGACAACTTCTTCTAAACAATCTATAAACCAGTGATATTTTATGGCCCAGAAAATTCTACGCTCCGCCCCACTTCAGCCTCTAAAGGCATGGGTGTATTTCACCTATAAATATAATAAGCCAAGTTCGCGTAGGCCATCGCCTGGGCGTTGAGCATTTATGGTTAAACCAAATACTCTATAAGGAATGAAAATGAAAAAGGAAAAAAAGGTAACTCAGGCGGAGATCGCGCAGAAGGAAGAACCCAAACATAAGCCGGAAAAGCAATCAGGGGAGATACAAAGAGATTGGAGACTTCCATGGGAACCAGCATGGCGACCAGGACTGAAAGTTAAGTGGGAGTAATATGAGTTGGTCCGAGGATAAACTGTTCAGTAGCAAAAAACAAGATTGGGGAACTCCGTGGTCTTTCTTTAATAAGATCAATGATGAATTCAATTTTGTATTGGACGCTGCTGCCTCTGCTGAGAACCATAAATGTGTTCTATACCTGACCCGGAATGCTTTGAGTTTGCCATGGCATAAAATTTCTCGCGGAGAGGCAGTGTGGCTCAACCCTCCTTACGGGAGAGAAGTGGGCAAATGGATTGAGAAATCGTATTGGGAGAGTACCAAAGGCTGTACGGTGGTTTGCTTGACATTTGCCCGTACAGACACCAAGTGGTGGCACGATTGGGCTATGAGGGCGGCTGAAATTAGGCTTGTGAGGGGACGTATCAAATTTCAAAAGGCACCAAATTCAGCACCGGCTCCTTCTTGTCTATTGATCTTCGATGAAAAAAGAAGAACACCTCGCTTCTCTGCGATGGAGAGGTAACCTAAGTTTTGATAATAGCCGCTGCTCCGTTGCTCGCTTCTGACCAATCCAACAGTTTCCATTCGCCCTCTTGTATTTCTTCTGTCAAAGCCGCTGTGTAGCTATGGCCTTGTGTCATTAGAGCAAAGTTATATGGCTCTCCGTTGGCATATTCAAGAGTATAATGTTGGTTGTTTCTATTCTTAAAGGTTTCAACATCATGTAAAACAACAACACCATCTTTCTTCATTGCTCTTTTTAATTCTATAAGTTCTAACTTTAGAGTGGTGTAATTGTGGTCAGTGTCAACACTAGCGAATTCAATAGAGCCATCAGCAAATGATTTGAGAGCGTTAAACGATAGTGCTTGTATCCATTTTAGTTCGCCTTTCTTAACGAAAGGAGAGAGCTTATCGGGCATCTTATTATCACTTATAGTGATGACTTTGCCCATCGTGAGTAACTGTAAAGTATTGGCTCCATTAAGCCCACCAAGTTCTACAATTGTCGATGGTTTATATCGTGACAATATATTCTTAACGTTTAAATTTTTATGGAAGTGTTGATGCATCTCTTCTCCTTAAAAGACCTGACTCTTGTATTCGCTTACCAATCCACCTACTACATGCCGGAACAACTGAGTTCCCTAACGCTCTAAGTCTGTCCACCCTATCGGAAATCCCATCATCTCTTCGACAAAGCGGGGGTTCAATCGGAAATCCTTTCCAATTGTCGTCTTTGTTCGTCCCGCCATCTTCGCGGCTTCTATATTTAAGCTGCTGTGCCTTTCCCATTGGGCTACACCGCCCGGTGTGTTTTTGCAATCGTTCGTTGTTGGTGTCGGCAATAGCGCACGAAAGTTCTGATGCCCTTGGTGTTTCATCATTGAAGGAGAGGTCATATTCAGTGCTGGTGTCGGTGTAGGCAACAAAGAATATGCGTTCTCGTTCGTGTGGCGCGTTGAACGGGGGATCACTTGCTCGTAAATCAATCCATTCGCAAGAGTACCCGATTTGGGCAAGGGAATGTAGTAACTCCCATCCCCCGCCATCGGAAAAAGTGATAGCTGAGACATTCTCAATGACGACGATTCGGGGTCGTAGCTCGCTAACAACCCGCCACATTTCCCACCAAAGACTCGATTTGGCACCGTCATTTATCCCCTCTCTTTTCCCGGCTATTGAAATATCTTGGCACGGAAAGCCACCACAAATAATGTCTACAGGCTCTAAGTTATGTTTTCCTACCTTCTTTACATCGTTATAGATTTTTGACTTGGGCCAGTGCCGCTTTAGCACCTGGCGACAAAATTCGTTCGACTCGACTTGCCAAATAGTTATAGAGTTTTGAATACCATACTCTAACCCAAGCTCAATCCCCCCAATACCAGAAAACAATGAGCCAATTCTTATCGTCCTTTCCATATTATTGATGCAGTTTGTGTAACACTATATTCTCTGTGCTTTGGGCTCGTTTTTTCTTCATATTATACGTGTGTCTCGCCCTGTCCTTTCTACATTCGTGGGAACAATACTTCCTTCCTTGTTTCTTTCTGCCATGACCTCCTTCAAATCCACGCTTACATTTTTCCCAACCACATAACGATACTTTGAATTTGGCATCTCTTTCTTCAAATGTCGGCCTCTTACATGGGCAAGTTATATACCAACATTCAGTAGCATTAGCCGGAAGAGAGATGCTGGGGAGATGATTTGTGCAAATCCATGTGTTCATGCTCCTCCAATATGGTTCTGTCTTTGACCTAAAGCAATCCTTCTTCAACATAGAAAAATACGTCCTCTTTGTTGTAAACATTAACCCCATAGCGTAGGAATCTTCTGTTCTTTAGTTCTATGACATTCTTAGAGCCATCAACAGTAAAATACTTGCCGCACTCTGTCTCTGTATATATCTCAGGTATCCCTTTTTTGATAGGCTCTTCTGAATAAAAAAAAGCCTTATCCTTGGGGAATAATAAGATAAGGCCCTTTGACTTGGCTTCAATACAATGAGTAACTAAGAAAATCCTACTTAGGAAATCCATCTTCTTTTGTTTTAAGACTCTCATTCTTTTCATTCACTGCCGCCAAAAATACTTCTAAGTAGTGAATAGCTCTATCAAGTTGAGTTGAGTAATATATATCAGGCTTCAACGCCTGATCATATCGTAACTCTTTGAGTATAAGTAGAGGTTTCCTTAGTTCAGAAACATCAATCTCAGCATCATCTTTTATAGGATTTAGGCATTCGCCAAACACTAAACATTTATAGGCGTCTTCACAGACTTCTCCGCATCTGCCAGTAATGAAAATTTCGTTAGGGTTTCTCATTATACATCTCCGTTCGTTTTTCACCATACGGAAGTAATGTGTCAGATTTGCCGTCTTCATTCCAGAACAGGTGGCGTACCTCCATACCATGCAAGATTGGAGGGGCTCCATTAAGATATGCAATTACCGACTGTTTATCAGTAGGTATCTTACATTCAGAAACGACTACCTCTGTGGTCTTTGTCTGAGCAGAATTCATTGCACCTTCCTTGGTGGCATGAAATTCATTTGTCCAGACAATTCGGAATCCAGTTGGCGACCATCGGTCAGACTCTTCATAACGCACTTGATAGCACTTCATCATTCACCTCCTTTAATTCAATCTGCATGGGTCTAATGCTGGTATTTCTTCCAAAGCTTCTCTTTCGATTGCTTCCTTTATGTCTTCGTTGTCAACTAAGGAGCTATTTTGATCTAAGGCTTCAAATGAATTGTCCATGGTCACCGTTATGGGCAATTTCTGGTCTTTAACCTTGACCACCCAACGGCACCTACATTCACAATCGTTATGAATCATCAGAAACTCAACTACATGAATGCCACTTGGGTCAATTATCTTTAATAACTTTTTACTTGGTCCTTGATTTCTACCGCGTGAATCCTTTTCAAGTGCTAAGAATTGTTTCGTGTTTGCTAATCTAATTCTCATTTTATTCTCCTACTGGTTTGAAAGCTCATCTATAAATGAGCCTATGGTTTGATTGTCATCTGATAATGGGTCTGTTTGCATTGTATTTAGATCAAGTCATCCAACAAAAATGACTCTATAGTTTTAGGTATTTCATTTCCATCCATATCAAATACCGAAAGTGAATCACTTTGCATATCAATTAGCAATTCGGTCAATCTTCCGAGTTCCCTCTCACTAAATGTCGAAAGCAATAAGTCTCTAAGATCGTCTACAGCATTAAGATAATTTGTTATTCTTTGGTTTGGTCGTACCCCATCGAAACCGTCATAATTATCAGCACTTGTAGCTTGTACTTTTTGTATGGCTTTAACTAATGATTGTGTATCGTTCATGGTTGTATCCTTAGCAAGCCCATTCTCTTGCAGTTATACCGTTCCCACACTCAGGACAGACTTGTGTTCCATCAGGTTCTATCGTAGGCGTGTTACCATCGGTAAATTGCATCCAATTACAGTGCCGACCTTCTTTTTTTACCTGTTCAATGTGCTTGCATGTTGCTTTTTTATCGAACTTGTATGAAGGGCAAGTACAACTATATCCATGAGAATAATCATGTTCTTTGTGACCGGACGATCCGTATCTTACGGTATAGGCGTTTCCATTGCTTCCCTTTACCTCTGTTGAAAAGCCTTCGGTTGAGTTACATTGGTAATATGTATGGTATGTAAAATCATGCATCTTGTTTTCCTACTGGTTTGATTGTTTATTGTTGTCTTCTTAGCAAGCCCATTGTCTTTTGGTTACATCGCTTCCACACTCAGGACACAAGTGTGTTCCATCAGGTTCTACGGTAGGTTGCCCTCCGTCGAGAAACTGCATCCAAGTACAGTGCCTCCCTTCTTTTCGTGCTTGTTCAATATGCTTGCATAGTGCTGTTTTGGTGGATTTATAGACAGGACACGTACAGCTATACCCATGAGAGCAGTCATGTTCTTTGTGGTTGGATGCTACGTATCTTACCGTGTAGGTATTTCCATTGCTCCCCTTTACCTCTGTTGAAAACCCCTCAGTAGAGTCGCATTGATAGTATGTGTAATAGGTGTAATAGGTGAAATCAGTCATTCTCGCACCAAGTTTTGTGGGGCTCTCTGAGGAGGCGCAGTATTTCTTCCGGGGATTCCGTGAAGAATATATGCTTTTCACCGAGGCACAGGATCGTGTTTCCGTCGATATGTTTACTGATCCAGTCAACCCGGCTTGGGTTAATCCACATCTCGTTTCCATTTTTATCCGTTACTTTAACCATGTCATATCTCCTTTTGATCCTATAAATCTGTGGCTTGTCCTCTTCACATCATCGCCTGTCATTTTCTTTCTCCTTCCTCTCTGCTTCTGCCTTTCGGTAAGCTTCATAGTCTTGTGCATTCTTTTCAAATTCTTCGTAAGTAGTGGAGCCTATCCATCGCCTTCCTTGGTCTTCGCACCATCTTTGAAATGTCTTCATGTCTATCTTCCTTTGGTTTTATGGTTGCTGATAGGTTTGGAGTTTAGGCATCACCCCTCCACGTTTTAAGGAATTCCTTCTCCGTCTTTTTGGGCATATACCCATCGGCAGAAGCGCCCCTCTTTAAGATGAGAATTAATGCGGTTCGTAGTTCATTACAGGAGTAGCATTCTTTTTGAGTTAGAACCCCACTGTTTGATCCTTTAAGTGGGATCAGAAGTGCTAAGAGAAGTTTTCGGCTACCCTCATCTTTAACCAATTGGTCTGCTATATTAAAGATAGCTTTACGCTCCCTATATCGAGCTTTCTGTTTTGATTTTTTCATTTCTGTCTTCCTTCGGGTTTATGGTTGTTTAGTTGCAGTCGTCAGATTTATCTGGATACAATCCGTTCTTTTCGTCTCTGCGTGTCGTTTCTTCACAGAATGAACAATTGCTACCAATTGGGATTGAGTTCTGACACAACGGACAGAGTTCATAGTCTTCAAATCCTGTTAGCTCGCAGTCCTCTTGTTCTTCTGGATCCATAGGCAGACCGTATACGTCTGGTTCAGAGTGATACTCGCCTATCTCCATGTAAATATTGGAAACGAGTTTATCCATGTTGCTCTGACCGTCAGCCATTCCATCACGGATCATTTCCGCAAGGTTGGCAAAAAGTAAATCAATCGGTTTCATGTTGTCTTCCTTCTAGTTGGTTTGTGGTTGTCTGTGCGGGTATTACTTGTGCGTGTATTCCTTGTGCGTGTAAACTCTATTAGTTATTGTATTGGTTCCTATGAACTTGAATAACAAATCTTATACCCATAGCTTTGTTAGTTCTTTCGTAATCCTTCATTCTACCAAGTGGCTTTCTATTTGTCGGCCTTGGCGACGGTAGCGCATCCCGTTTAGGGAGCAGTCTCTCATAATACCATCACCACTTAAATCTATAGGCACCAAACCCATAAACATGACGGTGACACCATGAGTATTTCTCCGGCTATTGTAATTTGTGTCCATGATTAGTATTCGGTTGGTAGCAATACCGTAGTACAAGGACGTTCCGCAATACCTTTTGCTTCATTAGGAGTTACACGTTCTGTGATAACGTATATCTTTATTTTATTATCAGTTCGGAATAACCCCGTTCCGAAGGGGTCGGGAATTGGTGATCCATAAGCAAGATAATAGATTGACATTAAGCGTTCCCCGCTTCTTAAATGCTTTTCATTTTGATTTCTATCCTCATTGGTCAAAGTTCCCCATTCTCCGCGATGGTGTTTGCCAATAGATATATTAATTTGCTCCTTGAAATCATCATCTGCTTCTATCAACACACCTATTCCACATGTAACTACAACTTGACCAAGGCCAAACTTAGGGTTGTGGTTAGTAATTCTGGTTTCGGTTCTTTCTATCATGGTTGCTTCCTTATAATCTTGAAATAACTGTCCTTATAGGGTTGTCCGTTCTCTCAATAACGCCACCGTCTATACCGGCTAATCTATTAAGAAGTTCATCTGCCTCGTCTTCTAATACTTGTTCCCAATCCTCATCATCCCACTCAATAAAAGCATCTTTATCCCCATCCAAATAAGCCATATCGGCCTCATCGTAATCTTCGTACCGTTCCGCTGGTTTACTGCCATATTCCTCAGAAGAAAAAGCAACAGACGAAAAATAGAGAGTCACACCGTTTGAGTCCTCTATACGCAAGCCATAATCAACATCACCCTTGGTCACGGTCAAAATAAAACCATCCTTAGTGGCATAAACGCTCATAGCGAGAGCACACGTTTGGATAATTCTTTCATAGCTTCCATAAGGTAAGGCCACGCTAAGTGTGAAACCACTATCTCTGTACAGGAGTGCTGTGTTATGCTTGGTGAAGATAAGGTATGGGGTGGCTTTGGTGGATGCTTGCGCTTGCTATGTCTACACCTAAATACCACACACTTTTGCGGTAATGCTTTACCTATCTTCCATCCCCGCATTGGTTGACCATAATCATTATCTTTTCTTTTAACGTGACTTCTTTTCCAACCGGCTCTAACCAACGAGTTTTCTACTTCGTTAAGTATAATCTCTCTCGCCTTCTTCGAGTCTAATATAGATAGCTCCGGAAGAACCAATAAGAAAGATTCTCTGGTTATCTCGTTTGCAAAATTGAATGAATGGGAAGACATAGCTCCGGGCTTAGGTTTGTCTTCTTTGAACCTTTCGTTGTTTATAAATATATTCCCCAATTCAATGAGGTTGTTAAGTTGGCTCTGGTCTACCCAGCCGCTAACATCGTCGGTATGGCTCCCGTAGTCTATTGTCACCTTGAAAAGATATGGTTCTACTGGATGGTTCAATACTTTTACTTCTGGTTCGGTTGTGTTCATTTTACTTCCTTTATAGGCTATGCCAATAGGTGTGTGCTGCGTCAGTTCCAACACATGTTCGCTTTTTTGTTTTAAATGTGTCGCTAACACCAAATCTCCTGACTGAGTTCAAGCTGCTTCCTGGGTTAGCGGCTTCAAAACTAAGAACATGTGCTACTTCGCGGCCCTTAATCCCGGCTATGAAGATAGCGGCTACCATTTTGACGTTAGCCTTCTTCTTCTTTACGGTTTTGGTCTTTGTGAAGAGCTTAACGTCGAATAAATAACCAAGATTGGCGTTTTCAATATACCACTGTGGACCGAATATCCATAAACATGATCCTGTGCTTTCATTCAAAAGACCATGAATCTTATTGTCCGATGGGCAAGCTATTAGCGTTTTTTGTTCTTTATCTTTCTTCTGTGTGGATTTTAGATGCTTTACCAGTTCTTTATACTCATCCTTCTCTGAGTGAAACTCTATAAGGTCATCTATGTTGAAATTCCATGTCTTAGGTCTTGTCTTGTGCTGTGGTATCTTATGCTTCGTGTGATACTCATCAGCTATCTTAAATATATCGAAGTTCATAGGTCTTCCTCTTCCCAAGGATTGAATTTTCTGTATATCTCTTGACAAACATATCCAATTAAGAACATGAAGCCAATCAATAGGGCCATTCTGCCTACGTCTTCAAAAAGAATGTCTTCCATTACAATTGACTCCTTCGTTCGCGAACCATTTGAACCAACTTAGTGTGGAAGTCTTTCAAATCCTTATCAAGCGAACAAGTTATCGTAACGATAGCGTATTTATCTGCTGAAACTATCTCAGACTCCGCACCAATCTCCATAGATACTAAATCTACAGTGTGTGGTGGTCTTTTTATATCGAACTCCAAGTGTTCTACTATCTTTTCCACCATCTCATCTTCTGTAAGCCCACCGCCATTACCCATATCTCGGTAATAGATTACGGTTTCGTTGCTAACCAGATTGCATACGTCGAGGTCTTGTTCCATAGCTACTTCTATGCAGCTACTATCCCAATCAGCTTCCTCATATTCTCTGCTATGGTTGGGGTTTTCTTCGTAAAAGAAAGCTAAGGCTTCATCCACCTCTTCTACAGGTATCCATAGCTCTTCTGAGAGGGCTATGTCTTTCGTTCGTTTGGGCATCACCTCTTCATTGGCAATAACCCTGCTACATTCAAAGCATATAATATGGTTAGGAGAGATGCTTTCGTCTATTTCAAATGACGCATAGTCGCTGAATTCGTGCTTGCCGTGGTCACACCACAACATGCCCACCTTCTTTTCGGCTAATGTTTTATCTATTGTTGTTGGTCGCATTGGTTTTCCTTCTGGTTTGTTGGTTAGTTATCTATCGTTCGCTTTGCCTATCAGTTCGCCTATAGCTCCAATACCCTGTTCAATATTACTGGTATCAACTATTACGCTGTGATTGAAAACCTTACAGAATTCATCTGGTATATCGTTACCTCTAAGGCTTGGGTCTACAAGTATTCCCCAAAAGCGTACTCCGTTTTCTTCTTTTATTTCGTTAGCTTTCTCACTTGTACTTGTGGAGATATGGCAATCTCCATCAGTTAGCATGATTATATCTGGGCCACTGTCTTTATCGCAGCCATCCCAAGCTGAGTTAGCCATTGCCCATACAAGTGCGGAATCAAAGGACGTACCACCACTACAACCACGCGATAATAGCTTTTCAATAAGCGTTATACAATCGGTTGTTTTAACGTTCGCAAAGTTACTATTACCAACGTTGCAATACCCTGTATCTCCATTATACGAATAGATAGCTTTGACACTGTAATTGAAGTCAGCGAAGATAACTGTTCGCTTTTCTTTATAGCAGCTACTTAGTATGGCAGCAGCCATACCCTGAGTGAATTCATTACGACGCCCCCGCATACTACTGGAAGCATCGAGCATGACCACCAACGGACCTTTCCCCTTAGTGTCTTCTCCTTCCATTTCATATTGAAGCAATTCTGACCTTATGAAGCGATTGTAGAATATGTCCTCTGTCTCTGGATCAGCTAAGTTTCCTATCTCGCTATTAAGAACGAATGGAAGATCGTTTCCTGTCTCCACTCCAACAACTTTCTCTTTAGCCATTTTTGACATTAAAGGAACACCGGAGCTAACTATCTCCATACGACCCGCCATGTCCATAATGGCGCGGAAGCGTTTGTCGTTAAGAAGTCTTTTGGCTATCTCCATTCGTTTAGCGGAATCTTCTCCGTTAAGAATATCTCCGTCCTCCATTCCTGGGATGGTAGACATACAGGACATAGCATCCTCAAAGTCTTCATTGATTTCCTTTACTTTCTTAAAGACCTTAGAGCGCAGTTTATCTTTTGACCTCTCCCTTTCCTTCTCACGTTGCTTCTGGCGTTCTTTCTTATCTTCTTGTTGCTTGCTATCTTCTTTGGGCTTTCCTTTTCCATCTGGAGCGTCTTCGCCTTCTCCGCTATCATCGCCTTCGCCACCTCCTCCACCCGGAGGGCCGTTAGGATCAGGTGGTTGTTCTTCATTCTCTTCTTCCTTTTGTTGCCTTCGCAGTTCGCTTATAGACTCTTTCCCTTCATGCAAGAGTTGAGCAGTCGCAAGTGCTGAGAAGTCAGCGTCACCCTTCACGGTGTATTTCAGGTCTTTGAATGAAGTTAGTTCATTTATTACACCCATTGCGTCTTTTGCCCATTGTTCCCCGTCATCATCGCCTACCGGGTCAGGGTTCTCTAACATCTGGTTGAACAGTTCTTTGCCAAACTGTTCTGCATGGGTTCTGGGAGTCTCCTGGCTATAAGTATCTGGGTTGTTAGTTGGATCAGAGTAGTCTTCGCCACTCTCTATACAATCAACAAACCCGTCAACCGCCTCCGATAACTGTGAGTTTCCACGGTAAGCACATCTCACACTAAACCTAAAATTACTCATTCGGCTAGTTTGATAAGCTAGGTTTGGGTCTTTATCTTTTTTAACTCTCAATAGCTGTGTTGGTTTATACATAATTACCTCCTAAGACCGTTGCGCTTCTTGCCATAAACAAGGAACCGGAAATGATCTTTGATCTCTTCAACTTGGGTTTTAATCCTATCTGTGATCACTATTATCTGCTTATCTGTAGCATCTAACCTCTGTGAATCATCATATAGGTCTTCTATTCCTCCTTTAATCTTCTTCCATTCGTTCAAGTCTGTTACGCCAGAGCTTTTCATCTCAATGTGCTGTTGATAGATACCATCAGCTAACGCCTTGACTTCCGTGGCTTTGTTCATCTCGGAGTTACATAGTTTGTTGATGATTTGAGAGACCACATTTTTCTGCTCTTGTGTAGACCATAGAACGTGGCGTAAAATACCACAATCACTATCAATCGCTTTCGTTCTACCGTTAACTGCGGCTTCTGCTCTGAGAATTGGCGGAATGTTTCGCCAACGTCGGTCAGATACCACTATCCTACGTTCACTTAGCTCTTGTCGAATGTCATGGAGAACTTGTCTTAGACCACTAAGGTCTACATTATCTGCGCGTTCACGGATTAAGAGAATATCGCTCCACTTAATGGTCGATGTAGTCTTTCCAATGTCCTTATCAAATAGTAGCCTATCCCAGTTCTTATCTTGTACGATATAGCCGGTTTCGACACGAAACATCCACCTATCACACAATGCGGCAAGTTCTGGGCTCTTTAGGTATCCGTTACTGGCTCCAACTACTATCTCTAACGGTGCTTTCTTTCGCGTACCGTCACCTACATCGTACTTTCTTTCATTCATCATTGTAAGCAATGAGTTTTGGGTTCCAGAGTTACCCTTTTCCCACTCATCCAAGAACGCGAAGATCGCCTCTGGTAACTTCCCAGCCACGCGCCTCACCTGGAGGTCGTCTTCCTTTAGCTTCTTCAAGGAGAAGTGTCCCAGAAGCTCATCAGGGGTAGTGTAGCGGTTTATCAAATACTGGAAGAAGCCCATAGGAAGGTCTTTTTCATCCAACATTGCTTGGCTTATAACTTCTACCAACAATGACTTCGATGTTCCCGGTGGACCTATAAGCCACACGTTGTGCTTCGATATAAGTCCAATGAGTATTGCTCTAACTTCGTCTTCCATCTCTAAGAAGGCGTCATTAAGAGCGTCTTGAAAGCCATTGTATCTCTGTATGGCTTTATCTATATCCTCACCCTTATTGGGTTGAGAGGTTGTAGCTATCGCTAAGGGTTCCATGGTTTTATCCGGTTTTGGTTGGTTGGTTGATTGGGAAAAATATCCCGGTTGAAAAATGTCTGTGCGTGGAACTTCTATTTAGTTCTACATATTGTATAAATAGCATTATAGTAAATCATAGTTAAAGCGGGGGATATATACCTCCCCCAAGGTGTGGATCAATTAAGATCAGAACAAGCAAATTTACGGGCTCTGTTTACAAGAGAACAGAACTCAAGGTCTTCCGGTCTTTCTGTTAAGGATTCTTTATCAAACTCATGAAAATACTCATCTAAGCTGCGAAATTCCTTTTTATCTATAAACTTCATAAAGTTTAATCCGTTCGACCCTACCCAGTTTTTAACTTTTGGCGTTACAAACTTGGTGAACTGTCTACCAAAGGATCCCAGCCAAATAGGCCCATCCTTATTAAACAATACACCTACCGTCACTTCTTCAACGCTCTCTTCTATTAAGAATGGACCCGCCTCCATTTTGCCATACCTTATAGCCTTTACATAAAGATCCGGAGTTTCTTCTAATAGTTCTCCGGTTGATCCTTTGTCCATAATCATAACATAATCGGCTGTTTCCACACCAATCAGAAAGGCTGCGAAGTGTAGCTTTCCCATTAGCCGGAAAGAAGAGTCATGGTGTAAGTTATCTGGGTCGTCAACCAAACATAGGTCGTATGTAGCGGGAGTGCTTACAAAAGCAATGTTTGTTGGCGAGCTATTGTCGGTGTTAACACCACACAGCCACCTAAACGTACCTCTGGAAACATCAATAACATCTTCCTCGGTTCTTATTTGAACGCCAGTATTAATCTTTGCGAAGTGGTCTATTTTCATCTCAAATCTCCTTACAATCTTGAACCATAATCAAATTATTGCCTTCGCCATCAAGATCATCAAGGGCGAACATGTAATGGTCAAGCTTCATCAAACATTGGTGGTCAGCCTCGCTAAAGCCCGGAATATCTTTACGGGACACTATGAAAGTGCATCCGTTAGACGTTACTTCGTCAGCGTTTGAAGGGTTCAGAAAGGCTTGCCAAGCTACCAACTGCTCAGGAGTGTAGAGGTTATTCTTTCCATCTATTATATCGTCAGCTTTGTCCTTTACTAACTCTATTGCCTTAATTAAGTCTTCCGTTTCGACTTCTAACGTAACCCTTACTTCTTCGGCTAATGAGAGTAGTTCGGCTAACTCTTCCAGTACCCTATCCTGGCTCCGTTGTTGAATGTTATCCTTGCCTTCCCATACCTTCAGTGCTTCCTTAACCTTGGTGATGTTCTTTTCTATCTCTTCCCTTGCATCTATCTGTACCGTTTCCTTGGTATCCTGGTCGTTCATAAGTGTTAACGACTTAAATCGGATACCGAGCAACCGACATAGCACTTTAAGGCTCACAACCTTGTCTGTGTACTTCTTACTGATGAAGTAAAGACCACGCGCCATTGGGATCCGCCTCGCTCGCTCCGTAGTTGGCTTTATGATGGTGGTGTATATGTCGTTTCCGGTTAGTGTTGACTTTTCATTATGGTAGATAGCTTCAAACTCCGAGCCTTCCGGGGTTATCGCTCCAATAATCTGTCCATAGTCAGGGTTTGGTGTAGTCTTTGTTCCTTTGTCGTTGTTAACGTACACGGTGTTGGTCAACTTCCACGGTCTTTTGGGGTTTTCATTATCTCTTTCGAGTATAGCTACCTCAACTTGGTCGTTACCTCCGCTTTTGACAATTTCTGCTTTACGGGGAACATCTTTCTTCGTGTTCTTTCGATTGAAGTTGTCCTTAGCTCGCAGAGCCGCTGTCCTTGCCGGAATTTCTCCTATATCGTCAATCAAGTCTTGGTCTATACCTCCCTTGATAGCAGCGTCTTTAACCGTGTCTGGCATCCATCTCCCGGTAGTTATCCAGCAAACAGTATGACCTAAGCCATAGTCTCGCTCTATAGTTCCAGAAACGGTATCTTCGCTTACGACTAACTTAGGTCTTGGTGGCGTTGTATCCGGTTTTGGTCGAACCGGAGTTATCTGATTGGTTGTGGTCATGGTTTCTCCCATGGTGTTAGTGATACAGACTTAACTGCATCGAGTGAAAGTGGTTCTAAACTGGTAAATATATAAATCATGTTAAAATGGGGGAGTGGTTAGATCCCAAGATCACATCAAGTTGTTACCGACAATAGTGATACTTAATACTGTATGTTCGGCTATTGTCTCCTTCACCATATGTTACGTTATATGGCTCACAAGGTATCTTTCTACCCAAATCGTAGCCCTTATCTTCGCTTGGCTTTCCCTTAATAAAGTAAGAGCGTCCTTTTTCCCAGTTTATGAGGGTAAAGTCTCCCCATCCAAGTGGATGGATAAGCGATATGGCAGGTTGTTTATAGCCATTTATGAATAGCCACTCTAAGATACCCATTATCTCACTAAGGTCATCGTCAGCCATTCCATATTCATAGGTTTCAAATTGGTTAATTAGAACATTTTCTGTGAAGCTAAGAATGTAGTTTTTATCTTCAAAACAGTCATAGTTCATAAGAGCTATTACCTCTTCCGGTACTTCTGCTAACCGTTGTAGTCCGTTATTTATGGCCTCAGAACACTTAGGCTCACGTTCCCTTAGTTTTTCTGGCTGTTCTTTCTGTTGACTTCTCATGGTTTCCCCCTTGTTGGTTGGTTGGTAAAGTAAAGTATAAATCATGTTAAAAGGAGGTTGGTTAAGTCTCCGTACCTGTAGATGCTACGGGTTTACAAGAGTAAACTCCCTACCGCTGACAATGGCTCCTTCCATAACCATGTTAACGTGACGGGTTGTGGAGGTACTTCGCGACGTACCGCCATTCTTGGAAGTGTAGTTATAAACTACAAGACCTTTTCCTTTCCATTCAGCTATGACTAAATGACCGTATGATCTTACGGCCTTACCATCACTGACAAGGTTGCAACCCCTGTCTGGTTGTGACTTTAAGAATGATTGTACTACTGCTCTATGATTGCTCATGGTTAGCTCCGTTGGTTTGGTTTGTGGTTGTAAAGTCCTTAACAATAAATGCTTCTATAAGTTCGTCGGCCTCTAGTTCAAGCATCTCAGACCAATCGCTATCTTCCCAAGGAACGATAGCATTTTCATCTCCATTTTCTAACGCTTCTTCCGCTTCTTCCATGTCATCATAATCTTCGCTTGGTTTGCTACCATAGCTTTCGTGGCTGAGAACATGGGGATTGCTAAACAACTCTTCCCCATCTTTTGTTATGGTTAGACCGTAGTCCATGTATAAAGAACTATACACAGTCAATGTGTGTCCGTCGTTGGTGGTAAAGTAGGTCATGGTTATCTTCCTTGGTTTGGGTTGTGAGTGTAAAGCATAAATAGAATTAAAAGGGGTTTTTAACCTAACCCCAAAGGTATAATCTTAGCTTAGTGTATTACCCAATGTGGTCATGATCTCACATGGACCTAAGACCCATGGAGTCTCTGAAAACCCCCACAACGGAGGATACTCTTCTGAGTATTCACTACCTTTCCGGCTCCAAGACTTAACCTCGCTCTTGGGTAGGGCGTCTTTACACTTAGGTGGCTTATCTTCTGTATATGGGCAAGCATATATCTCTACCCACCAGTTATTATCAAAGCCTTGTAACCATTCGTCTACCGGGAATCCCGTAAGACGACTTCCGTGAAAGCTTCCTGTTATTACTTCGCTGTCACTATAGGGAAACGACTTGTAGTAGTTAGTGTAATACTCGTTGGTGTTATCCAACAAGCTTTGCTTAGGTGCTGGCTCATGTGGCGTGGCTCTCTCCAGTTCACCTATGTATTCGTCAGCTTCCGCTAACGCTATTGCAAACGCCTTTAGCGTATACAAGTCCATAGCTACCGGACACCCTGGCGTTAGGTCTATCGCTTTTTTAATGGCGCTCTCTATGTGAGCTATTATCTCTTGTCGCTGCTTCCTTGCAACGGACAGTGGTACTCTTGGTCCCATGGTTATCTTCCTTTGGTTGGTTGTTAGTTGGTAAAATGGTAAATAAATCATCTGAAAATAGAAGGATGGTTATCAAACCTACTCCTTCGGTAAAGCTTTTCTTATCTTAATTCCAAACGGACTTTATGATCTTCCATTTGCCGTTCGACTTTTCCCACACGTTACCACGAAACAGGTTTATACCCATAGCATAATAAGGGTTGGTGGTGTGGATTGCCTTAAACCGCGCTCCACTTCGTAATACTCCAGTAACTTTGTAGTTTTTCATAGCTTCCTTCCTTCGTTTGTGATTGGTAGTGGTAATCATTGGTTCTTCCTTCCGGTTTGTGTGTGAGTCTTCTTTTGCTTGTGCAGCACAACTATAATTATAGTTACACCCACAATGCTTATCTGTTTGGTTGGTCTTCTTTTCTATATCCATCGAACCACTTTCCAAATTCCTTGGTGTGAGCTACCGATTCTTCCGACTTAGCAGTTGTACTGCTCGTTTCTGGATCGCTACAGTGGTCCTTAGCTTCTTCAAGACTAAGCCCTTCTTTTATTGTTGCTTGTCTAACAAAACGTTCTTGGTAAAAGCGTACTATTTTGTAGTTATTCATATCATCCCCTTGGCTGGTTGTTGGTAAAGCATAAATAGTCTAAAAATAGGGCGACATAGCCACCCTTTGGTAGTTAGAACTGAGCCTATTCGCTTGGGACAATATAGGTAATAGTTACGTTGTCGTGGATCGTTCCATCCCTATCTGTCTCTTTCCCTAACTCCCAATCCAGAATGCTCTCGCTTTTTGCTTTACCAAAGTTATTGATAAACAAGCGATGACTTCTGGTTAGGTCATTGTCGTCAAGAAAACTAGCAAACAATGGCCCATAATCAATCTTTCGCTCGTTGTTTGTTAGCAATGGCAAGCTATCCAGATACACTTTCATATAGCGGATCTGTCTACTTTTAACTTTCAGGACACTTAGCAGTAGGCTGTGTTCCCTATAGTCTAAAGTTCTTTTATCTGTTCTTAATGTTAAAGCTCTCATGGTCTTCCTTGGTTGGTTGTTAGTTGGTAAAGTTGAGTAGATGAAAATCATCCTAAAATAGGGGAGTTATCCCCTTGGTATAAATGCAGTACAGCTAAACACGAGCTACTGGCGAATATAGGGTAGTCGTTCTGGTACAACCTCACCCAAACTATTTAATTCATCACGCCAGCCAACATACTTGTACTTTGTTGCCCGAAAGACCATATTATCTTCGTCGCTATCTTCGATAACATCACCGAAAAGCCTACAGAAGTGGTTTGGGTCTATATAGGTATCGCTTGTCCAGATCGTAAGACCTAACTGCTCGAAGCCAACAGCCCGTGAAGGTAAAAAAGAAGGAAGTATTTTGATAAAAACACGCTTACTTCCATCTCCGTTAACTTCTGTCGTGTATAAAACTACCTTATGATAGTCGTTAGCACCTACCGAGAGAGTGATAGGTATCATCTTCATTCGGTTAGCCACAGGAGCGCGTAGCTCCTGGTATTCTTCCGGTGTTATCTTCCGGAATGTAGCCGAATCTGGAGCCGGTTCATCATAGCTCCAGAACAGTTCTGTTAGGTGTAGTCCCATGGTTCTATCCTCTGGTTTGGGTTGTATAGTAAAGTATAAATCATCTTAAAATAGGAGTAGCGCAACCCGCTATCCCCCTGGAGAGCTAGCTTTCATCTTCCACGGAATCTTCATCATATCCGTAAGCTGACTCGATCTTTTCTGAACATAGATCACAGTGGATCTCGCTTTCCCAATTGACGGCCTCTGTCCGGTGAGCGACATAGTTAGCATCGTCGAAGCTACATTCTTCCGCGCAATCCGCGCAATGGACATTGTTGTGTTCTCCCGTGTAAAACAGGGGATAGCCCCCCTCAAATGAATACTTTCTGAGGCTATGAACTATAGTTGTTTGCAACGGGATTGGTTTATTCATTGGTTCCTTCCGTGTTTAGGCGTTCAAGTATATTGACGAAAAGTCCGTATAAGATCAGCCCACCGCCAAGTAGTATAAGATAGAAAAGGTTAGTCATTTGGTTCCTTCCGGGTTGGTTGTTAGTAAAGTATAAATAGAATTAAAAGACGGGAGCCAACCGCCAAATGGCTAAACAGGCTAAATACCTCTCCCGATGCTAACGTCCGTACTGAGGGCGTTTCTAAACACCCGACGGTTAGCTTCTTCTTCTAAGGAGATAGCACCCCAGAAAGCTTCGGGAACTTCTGGGAGGTTAGCCCGATCCGCCTCCATTTTTTCTATGTTCTCTTTCGAGAAGTATGGGCTACCATTATTGTCCTTAAACGTCCGGTAAGACATAGGAACCTCCAAGTTACCATAGGCCCAATCGGACCATGTAATATCATAGGGGAGTTCATCCGGTGTCATCCGGATCACAAGCAGCTTGGCTGACTTAGCCACCCGCTTGGCTTTAACATCGGCCTCGTACTTGCTCTTAGAGGGTTTGTTGAGCATCGTCCATAGCTGCTCTATGGCGTTAACCATAGCTGTATCTTCCGTTGTCTCTGTATCTTCCATCATCCACCTCCTAATTGTATTTGCGTAATGATTGTTACTGTCTTGTTTGCTTCGTTTGGCCCTTGAAGGAACCAGTATGACATTTTGCTAACTTCTGTTCGTCCAAAAAGACTAACAAAAACCCTGTTAGCCTTTGTTATGTTCCGGAACACCGGATTGTAGTATGTGTCGTCTGGCCCTGTGTTTCCTTCACAAAAGCTAGCTCGACCCCACAGAGAGGAAAGCATCCCTTCATCGTTTAAGTCCATCCACGGATGGATAGAGTTAAGCTGTGTTTTTTTGTATACATCAACCACCTGAAGAGCTTCGTGTTCTTCGTCGGTTAAGTTCTTGGTGATCTCCACCTCATGTGGAGTGGACGGTAGCCTCACCGCCCTGTGGTTATTCCTATATATTACTGAGCTATAGTCATCCATGGTTTTATCCTTCCGTTGGTTAGTGCTACCTTTCGGTAGCGGGTTGTGTAAAGTATGTATAAATCATGTTAAAAGGCGGTAGCTAACCGCCAAGCAAAACTATGTACCGTAGCAAGCAAAATCGCTCTCATTTACGGTACGTCGTACCATAGCTCTGAGTTCTAACTCTTCCACTATGGGCCACTCGCCTTTGAAGATGCTAAGAAGAACTAGCAGTTCTTCCGTCTTGAACCTTTCACAGTTATCATCTTTATTGTATGACTCAATAAGCTCTTTAATTTCAGTAGGTGTCATGGTTGGGTTCCTTCCATTGTCGGGGGTTATAGGTAAAGTATAAATAGAGTGAAAATAGGGCTACGGGTTAGCCCTGGCGAGATGGGTAAAGCGAAAACTATTCCGCAGTTGGCTTATCTAGTTCGGTAACAACCTTTCCATTCCGAGAGATAATGTGGATTTTGGAGTGGAAACCTTTCCAAATCCATACCTTTGCAAGTAGATGGGCTCTTGCTCCTGTGGTTTTGAGCTTTCGGTTTTCCATGTTTTCAGTGTATACAACATTATTTTCTCCGGTTTGTGGTTAGCAGTAAAGATAAATAGAGTGAAAATGGGGCTACTGGTTAGCCCTGGCTGGACGGGTAAAGCGAAAACTACTCAGCGATAAGTTTCGCAAACTCATCTTTGAAAGCCTCCCGCAACTTAAACAATTCTACGCCAACAAAATCATCTGAGCAAAATGCTCGCGCTTTTGTCTGGTCCGAAGGAACCATAAAGCGAAACTCTAGTATCTCAAACTCAAACAATCCACGCTCCGCCCTTACCCGTCTATTATGGTCGATAACAAGACAAGAGCTTGTTGGACTAATACTCTCGGCCTTAACCATATTGTCAAGAAAGCTATCTAAACTTTCTTTCCGGCTATTGCTGATGGATTCAATCATCCAATTGCCTTCCTCTGTTTTCCTTGCCCACATCCCACGTAGCTTCTGACGAAGCACCTCCCCTACGTTAATTTCGTTAGTTAGGGTTATCGGGCCGTTCCAGAAGGCTGTTCCCTTTTGGTTCCTGTCGTATCTCTGTCCATTAAGAGCTAAAGCCCACGGTTGGTGGTTAGTGATAATCATTGGTTCCTTCCATTGGTTTGTGGTTAGTAAAGTATAAATAGAGTTAAAATAGGGGCCGACTAGCACCCCGGAAACTTAGCAGTACTACGCCAGAAAGTTTTCTTCTCTCTTTTTATCGCTCATCTGGAAAGGGTAGCTATTGATCCCCCCATCCATATCGCAAACCAAGTTTGGAATGCGATACTCTATCTCTACCTCTACCACGAACAGTCTCCTGTTACCGTAGGACAATGCTACCCACTCTTCCTTGGTTAACTCTTGACCATTCGACTTATAGATAGCTACCTTTGTGGTAACTGACCGCGACAAGCCGTATCCTAACACCGACGGAAAGGCTTTCTGCTTATCTCGCTTCTCTTTCACAATCCCAATCGACCAGCTACCCGGCAAAGCCGAGCCTATGTCGCGGTACTCTACTATTGTCTCTTCTCGTCCAGCAAACATAGCGTTTATACGCGCTATAAGCCGGTTGTTTTCGTTAACTTGTTCCATGGTTGGTTCCTTCTGTTGGTTAGGGTGAGTAAAGTAAATCATGTTAAAAGGTGGGGCTATCACTAGCCCCGTAAAACTATCTTGGCTGTGGGTAAGCCTTCATAAACTTGTTGATCGAGGAAGTCCTAGATCGGCTACCTCCACACATAAGAAGATTAGCTCTATCCCTAAGTTCACATCTGGTTTGCTTGGGTAGAGTTAGCCAACCCTCGGAGCTAACCTCCGTATAGTTGCTCATTGCCTTCCCTGAGTTAGCCGTAGACTTCGCAAGGAAGCAAACCCCAAGCATCTCCTGATGGGGTCGGCCCCACTCACCATACCGGCTAACTACCGGCTTCAAGTAGTAGGTGATACCGCCTACTGTCATTAAGTAATTGGGCTTATTGTCCTTCGCTTGGCTTCGACCTAACTTCTTTTTTTCTCTCCTTTCCTTCTTGATTTGGATAATACGGTCATTGAGATCGAATGGGTTAGCTTGTTCCATGGTTAGGTTCCTCTATGGTTGGGTGGTTAACTTTGAAAAGGGTGCTATCGAATAGTTTCGACAAATAAAATTTCAACAATCCCTCATGCTTATTATACCCGATGCGTAACCAAAATGGGAGATATTCTTACTGCCAATCCCACATTTTGCCGATTCCGTTAAGAAAGATCGAAAAGCCAGGGCCAAACCTAACAATTCTACATAAGCCAGAAAAAACCCTATCATTTTCAACAAATCGTAATTCACCCGCACAAAACACACCTACTACAGCTCACAACTCAACACCAAACTACCCTAAACAAACAACCACAAGGATTTTCTAACAAATCACAACACCCTGCCAAAATCAACCGCAACCATATAAGGGAATTAGGGCTAAATACAAAAAACACTCCCGCAAACACAACTTCCCCAACAAATACCCGTCTATTCTAACCAGCTCTGTTAGGGCTACCATTAACCACTTACTAACTGACTTATCAACGAAAGAACAACCTAACACTGTACCTCTACCAAATTACAACACGTTCACATGTTAGTAATTTATGGGCTATTTTAAGGGAAAGGTATAGAATTCACGAACATCATGAGTAGAATTACAAATTGTATGGGGGAATTAGCATGAAAAACAAGGTAAAAAAGCATAAACCCGTTCGTTCTATGGGGCCATTGACACGCCAACCGCGCGAGTCGGAAAGGGCTCACCGCGCCATGTTATTGTGGGCGATGCAAGCACCTAAGCTACGGAATCAACGGGCTGTTGGACGGGCTTTGGACAGAGCGGCTACGACTATAAGGGAATTCAAGGTTCGGTGGAGTTGGGATACTCGTTGTCAGAGCGGAACAGTAGAGTCTCAGGCACAAGCACTTTACAGAGAGCTGTACTTCGACAAGTATGGCATCTCTGAGATCGAGGCTGTAAAGAAGAACATCATGGCTCCGTTAACAGCGATCTCTCCGTTGTCTCAGGGCGTAGCTGATGAGGTAGAGCGAAGCATCCGTGAGTCCAGACCGGATGAAGGAACGATATTCACCGCTGAGATGAAGCGCAAGCATTTGATGTTACTTGATGCCGCTATTGGGTATGTAGCCCAGGGGATAAAAGATAAGGAGATTCGTAGGACTCTTAGGGACTTGCCCTTGTTACTTCAGTTGCGTTCTGAGCTATCGGATGGTGATAGTGGTAAGCATGGCGGTAAGCTGCTTGTTGAGTCGGTTAGGGTCAGTGATGCTAAGGCTCGTGGCGAAGATATAGTTGAAGCTATGTATGAAGATGTTTGCGAGTTGCAAGCTGTACTTGGTGCCATTCGATCTAAGGATAAGGACATTGATGTTTCTGGGTTGCGTGAGGTGATTGATGTATGACACTAACACCCCAATTATGGACGAAGTAAAAGTAAAGAGAAAGGACACGTGCCTCCAGATAGCTGGACAAGACGAGGTGCTACGTGAGTACACTCTTGGTGGTCCCACCTGTGGCAGAAACATTCAGATGATCTTGGACATTCCCACTTTAGAACTACTGTTAGAAGTAGCAAAAGCCAGCGTAGATACGAAAGCTACTATCTTTGGTGCTGGTATAACGATTAAGGTTCGTCGGGATAACAGAGGGAACATTTACGAAACGCTTCACATCGTTGGGCATCAGCCAAAAGCCAGAAGGCCAGGAGTATCGCTATCGTTACCAAGTGGTCCGGCTCAGTCTCTTGTTAACGGTTGGAAGAAAAGGTGGTAGGGTGATCTTTCCCGCCACGGTTTTCCACTAGCCGTAAAAATTTCCTATCAAATTTCCGCTCCATGGGGTTGTAGTGAAAACAAGCTACTTCCCCTTCTTCTTTGGTGGTGCTAATTATTTTTAATTGTAAAATGAATTTGCGTGATTCTTGATTCATTGTTAGTACCATTGGTAGATTCTTTAACGTTTCTTAATTACAATTATATCTGTACTTGATAGTGATAATTGATAGTAATAATTGATAATTACAATTGATAGTAATTGATAGTAATAATTGATAATTATATGTCGATTTAAGGATTTTACAGCGCCTGTGCAGAGAGACCGTAGATACACTACTGATCATATTGCTTGTGCATAAAAGAGATATATACTCCTTGTGCCTGTGCGCGGAAACTCCATATCTGTTTGTAAGTTATTAGTATTAATTAATTATGTATCTATTAGCGCTTTATAGATAGCGCTTATAAGGGCTCTCTTCTTCGGCTGGTGTGTTCTTTAGTGTTCAGGGTAGGGTAGACTGGCTTGCCAAGGTGTAAGATAGCTCTAAGGGCGAATACGGCTGTATTGGCTATAATATATATTAATCTATATAAACAATGACTACATCCGGCTGAGGCCGGATACATAATATCGGGGTCAGTTCAAAACTCTATAAGAACAAAACGGCAAGCATAGTATGGATAACATCTACGGCTTATGTAAAAAACAGGGCGCGTCGGCCCTGCTATGTTTATACCTATAGCTCCAGTTCGCTATTCCACAGAACTTATAATCTATACAGGACGATAAACTGTATATGTATATATATAATTACTCCTACATTGGATATGCTTAGAGCATTGGGTCGTTAATGCCTCTGGGCAATTAATTTGTCACAGGAGCCACAAGCCTTTATGATTTGCTCCAGCCCAAGCGAAGGTTGAGTGTATGGACTGCCCAAGGTGTGGACAGAGATGGCGAGTGTTAAACACAGCATCGAAGGACGACGATTCACGCCAGCACCTACGGTTAATTGGTAAGACATTGTTATCCTGGTATTCAGACGAGTTTGTAGTTCGACATAGACGCTGTGGCGCGTGTAAGCACGAAGCTATAACAGTAGAGATTGAAGCGCGAGACCTAATTAAGATATGTGCGTTCCGCCCGATGTTTCCACGGACGCGCCAGTTGTGTCGGTACGTCGAAATTAACAACCGAAGTGCTTGCGCGTGTGTCTATGGCCTGGCTAACTTCTTTTGGATTTATCGCGGACGAACTTTTGGGTTGCTAATGCCACCACACCAGAAATCCGAAGTTGGCGCGTGTGTGTTGGCTCCTGGGAGCTAGCTTCCTGGCATTGCCTTCGAGCCGGGCTCGAAGCTAGCAACCGAGGGAGCTAATGCCCCGCAAATCCGGAAAAAAAAGCGGTGGCGTGTTGACTTGCCACCACCTAACCTCGAAAATACATGAGGGGTGCTAACGTGGATCGGGTGTGGAGCTTCTCGCGTGGCGTGTAGCTACCCCGCGATCCATGGCGATGGTATCCACCACAAACCGCCATGGTGTAGGCCAGCCCCACCACAGCCACAGCCCGAATATCATAGGGGTACAGGGTAGGGTAGGGTTTGAAAGTCGCCCACAGGCCACCTGGCGAGCTTCCTCTTGACATGTCAACAGTGGTGGAGCGCGCCAGGCGTGGGCGTTAAGCAAAAAAAAGCCCCACTGCGTTAACAGTGGGGCGGGTTGTTTCGATTATCGCAAACGGCAAGCATGGGGCTCACCCGCGATAGGGGATTGTTAGCTTGCTTCCTGCTCTGCTTCTGCTTTCGCTTTCGCTTCTGCTTTCGCTTCTGCTGCTTCCTCAATGGTCTTGATTGAATCAAGATAGGCGGTAATACCCTCAACTCCTTCCTTGGTGAACATGACGGGTTTGAAGTTGCCCACAGAAGGAGCAGTCTCAACCCATGAGCAAGCAGGGAATCCGCTATCTCGGATCTCCTTGCGGATACGGCTATGGGCCTTCTCCAATGTTTCGCCATCCTTCTGTGGGATAATCCCGGTTGAGATAGCAAAGTCCGCAAGGGACTGAGCGTTAACCCGGTTGTTACGTGCTTCGATAGGCTTTCCGAACTGTTACGACGGTAAGATCACCATTCTTTAGAATAGTGAAGTCCCCGTCAGTGCTAACAGTGTCGAACAGATCACCCGTTGTACGAACATCACAAGTGAACAGCGTACCAAGTAGGATCTTGAGGGTAGCGTCAAGGCGTGACACCTTAGCGCCACGGAGATCGTCAATGGTGAACTCAGGGAGATACTTGATGTACTTGTGGGTCTTGTTCCCTACCTTAGTACTTTCCACCGTCAGATCCTTGTTACGCGCGATCAAAACACGCGCTAACGCGCCATTCCGTTTAACGGTGTCAACCTTTCCCGTCTTAGCATTCTTCTTATTATGGGTCGATTGGATAAACAACTTGTCAAGTGTCGCGACGGTACAAGCGGGGAAGTAAACCCGTAGCTTCTGGAATACAGTCTCTCCTGTCCATTCTCCTTGCTCGTCAAGGATATCGACATCCATCCCCATGAGGAAGGAGTATTGCCCTTCGATCCATTCGGAATCAGGAACGCTACCATTGAGAAGGCGCTCAATGAGATAGGCGTCAACGTGGGTGGGTTGGGGGATCATCTTTCGGAGCAACCCCGCAAGGTGTTGAGCGCAAGGGTTGAGGTTGCTCTCAAGTCGAACGGTGTTAACGTCTTCAAGGGTGAGGGGTTGGGTACGTTGTGTCTCATTGACGGTGGTAGCGTCATCATTGACGGTGGTAGCGTCGGTTGTGGCGGTGTCGCTACCCTTGGCGACGGTGGTAGCGTCGGGGGTTGCGTTGTCGGTGGTAGCAGTTTGGTTAACTGCTTTCGGGGCGGTAACTACCTTTTCGGTTTTGGTGGTTACCTTTTGGGTTGTTTTGGTTTTCATTGTGTCTTCTCTGGTTTGCGGGTCAAGTGGCGATGATAGCTTTACTAACTTCGTAGTTCCACTTGGATCCCTTATGGTTCGAATAGCCCCTTAATTGGAACTATCCACACCCAAATTACCATATTCGGTAGGGGTTAGCTCGTTTATCTTACACAATCGGTACAACGTCGAAAGTCATAACCTACGGTACGGTAGGTTAGAGGGCGCAAATTACCCCATGAAAACACTGTACATCTGTTCAAAACAGGCTCGCAGTACATCGAATA